TCGAAATTCAAAAGCGAGGTTTCCCAATACTTTGATGTAAACTATCTGCTTTCGTACTATCTTTTTACAGATTATTTTGCACTGGTTGACCAAAGAGCTAAGAACATGCTTATGAGAACTTGGGACGGCTTAAAATGGTATATCACATACTATGATGGTGATACGGCTTTATTAGGTCGTAACGATAGTTTTCTTGCCTATCTCTACACCGTTAATCGTGAGACATGGGATAGCGAAAAGAGCAAATATGCATTCGAAGGTCATAACTCATGGTTATGGTGTCTTGTTCTCGCCAATCTTGAAAGCGAATTGAAGGCGTGCGCTGCTTCTCTTCGTGAGAAACTGACAACAGATAGAGCATTGGCAATGTATAACGAAGAGCAGGCTGGCAACTGGTCTGAACGCCAATACAACAAATCCGGTTACTTCAAATACATCATTCCTCAAATTGAAGGCGTTGACGTGAAAGGCACTTTGACAAAATACCCTTATATCTATGCTTTACAGGGTAGTCGTGAAGCTCATCGTACACATACTATCATAAACAGATTTGCGCTTCTTGACGCAAAATATGAGACTGGTGCCTATCGTTCAGATAACATCGACATGTATATGAGCAGAGAAGCGACAACACCTGCTAATACAATGGTCATCACCTCCATTGAAGATTACTATTACGGATATGGAACGAACAACCAGCCAACGCTTCAAGCCTCACAGGCTGCTGGAGAAAATGAAGAAGTGACATTGATATTCAATAATGCTTTTACAGTCAATGACCCTATTCGAGTATATGGAGCAAGCAGAATGAAGGAAATAGATATGAGAGGGGCAGCAGATAATCTGACAGGCGACATTAACCTTAACAAATGCAAGGTGCTCCAGAAACTAAACATCAGCACTTATAACAACGGGTCTTCAGGATGGTGTCTTGTACTCGACAAGTGCGGTCAGTTAAAAAACATCAATCTCAACGGGCAAATCAATGCAAGAACCGGAACACTTTCGTCAACGGAATTGAATTTTGCCAACCAAACCAAGTTGGAAAAATTGGATGCAGGCGGTGTCAACGTTCAAGGCATAGTGTTCGCTGAAGGTGCCCCATTAAACTTCGCACACATTCCTGGTTCTGTCAAGACTTTGCGTTTAGAATATTTGCCAAACTTGGATATGAATAACCTCATAGTTGATAGTTATGCCAATATCGAGACATTCCGTTTCGCTTCGTGTCCTAATCTTGATTGGGAAACATTACTTTCAAGATGTACAAATGTGAGACGCATTCGTGTTACAGACATTGACATGGAAGGCGATGGCACTTTATTGGAGCAATATATAACAAAGGGCGGTGTTGATGCAGATGGTAACGCAACTGATACTTGTGCGTTTGTCGGCACATATAGATTAACAAGATATTTGGAAGAGGATGTATATCAACTTTATGCTACACATTACCCAGAACTTAATATCGTGCAGCCTGAATTTACAACAATCATGTTTGATGATACAGTCGCAGATAGCGCCAACATATCCAATCTTGACAATAGTACTGGGTATGAATATAACAACAAATATGTGCCAAGCGGTCATATTAAGAAGATCCTTAGCCAAAGGCATCGTGTATTAGCAAAAAAAACTGCTGCCAAGGAGGTCACAATATGCCAACTTCATGATGAAGATTCCAATTATTATGCCGATAGCGCCAATACCAACACAGCGACGCCAGCGAATCTTAAAGGCAGCGAAGGTAACGTAATGTTGTATGAACCTCACTATTGGTATAAGGGCGTTAATGACCTGCTCAATAAAAAGAAATATTCATACTATTCTTCTAATAATGAATGTCCTACTTCATCTATAGAATACGTCAAATTACAACAGAGTGAACTTGGCAAAAAAGTTGGCTACGGCATAAGATCTGCTGTAGATTACACCACACTCGAAACTGCTGAAACAGCTGTATCAGCAAATACAATATATTATGCTGATGTTAAGGGCTACAAGCAAGTCCGTTATCCTGGCATATCTTCAGCGCTATATGGTGCTGTATTGCTCGACGAAAACGACAATGTTGTTAAAAGAATGAGAGCTACGAGTGAAAATGGTATAATCAACGGAATGTATCTGTTTACATCAATACCAGAGAATGCTGTAAGACTTGCATTTACGTTTGTAAATACAGGAGCTGATTTCGATTATGTACTATTGACTAAATCGGATAGAATAGAAGCGATTGAACCAGACTGGGTAGAATCAGAAGCTTGTTTGATAGGCGTTTACGAAGCGTATCTAAAAGATGACCTTCTACATTCTATCAGCGGTGTTGTTTCAACAGGTAATGTCTCCACAAATGATTTTAAAATATATGCTCGAAATTGCGGTGAAGGATTCCAGCTTATAGATTGGGAAATGCATAAGAATGTCGGCAATCTGTTTTTTGCTAAGTACGGAGAAAGAGACTCACAAGGCATTTGCGGTTATGGTAGCAACGTCTACACAAGAACCAACGGTAACACCAATATCTGCGGTATGAATGATACATTCTCAAATCCTGATAACCCAACAGCCAATTCTGCCTATACATGGAATGATAAAGAAGCTGGAACGATTAAAGACATATACTCACCATCTGTAATGGGATATGAAAATTGGCAAGGTAATAAATTGGAATGGATGGAGAAAGCATATTATTGCCATAAATCAGTAGATTATAAATATACCTTTGAACTTCCTGACGGAAGTACAAGAACTATTCCGAGTGTAAGAGTATCTGGTTCATATTTATATCCTATCTCAGTAATTCATGGCAGATATATGGATACAATATGTGCAAGAGAAGGTGCATCTTCCTCAAGCCACTATCATGATGCCACTTATCAGCAGGCTTCTACGGTTCGTGTGGTCGCTCGCTCGAACATCTATGCGAATGCGCTTGGCGGTGTGTCGTATGCGCATTCGTACTACGATTCCGCTTACGTGAATGCGAACTCCGGGTCTCGTCTTGCCTTCAGAGGAAAGATTAAATGGGCGTCATCAGTGAATGCATTTAAAGCGATAAGCGTATGATAGCGAAATGCGAGGGCGGATATAAATCCGCTCTCCTTTGAAAAAAGGAAAAATAAAAGGTAGATTTCTCAGGCTTGGGCTCGTGTGGTCGCTCGCTCGAACAACAATGCGAATGCGAATGGCGGTGTGTCGTATGCGAATTCGAACAACGATTCCGCTAACGTGAATGCGAACTACGGGTCTCGTCTTGCGTACAATTAAATATGCAAATGGCGTACAACATCGATGACGTGTCATCATTGTGGTGCCAATGAGAAAGAGCCTCAGTAAAAGCAATTGATTGGAAAACTGAAAAAAATAATACGGAGGTAGAGTTTGGTAGGGACTTTTGTCAGCCGAAGAAGTCAGACCTCAGAATTGAAGGAGTATGAAAAGAATAGGTAAAACAAGCGAGATTATAGACAAGATATGTGAGTATCACAATATCAGTCAATCCATTGATGTTGTTTTACATGGTAGAAAAAGAAAACGTCAACGTGCAGGCAAATACATTATCGCGCACAGAGATGAAGTCATTGCAAAATTACAGAAGGAAATCAGAGAGGGAACATTTGCCCTTACAGGATATAGAGAATATCAAGTTACAGATGGTCCTAAAGTAAGAAAAGTACAATCAATCAATATATATGAACGTATCGGATGTAATGCTATTATGCATGTCACCGAGAAGTATTTATTCAAGCGATACATCCGCACAACAGGTGCAAGTATCAGAAACAGAGGTATGCATGATTTAAAGTCATACATACAGAGAGATATAGAGCTTGACCCGAAAGGAACAAAATATTGCTATAAATTTGACATCAAAAAATTCTATGAAAGCATTGATCAGGAATTCATGATGTATGCTCTTAGAAGAATATTCAAAGACAGAATATTACTGACAATATTTGAGCGCTTTGTTTATATGATGCCGCAGGGATTGAGTATCGGTTTGCGTTCATCGCAAGGATTCGGCAACTTGCTTCTGTCAATGTTTTTAGATCATTACTTGAAAGATGGATTAGGCGTCAAACATTTTTACAGATACTGCGATGATGGTGTTGTCTTAGCAGGAAACAAAAAAGAGCTCTGGGAAATAAGAAACAAAATACATAAAAAAGTCTCATCAATGGGACTCGAAATAAAATCTAATGAGAGGGTCTTCCCTACCCGATTAGGAATTGATTTTCTTGGATACGTTATTTACGGGCATGATAACGTAAGATTAAGGAAACGAAATAAGAAGAGAGCAGCAAGAAAACTGCACAAAATTAAAAGCAAACGAAGAAGACAGGAGGTTATCGCTTCGCTATACGGGCAATGCAAGCATGCCAACTGCATTAACTTATTTAAAAAATTAACAGGTATGAGTATGTTAGAATTCAAAAGACTTAGCGACACGGGCATAAAGGCTAAGTATCAAGACGGAAAGAAACGTTTTGAAGGTAATGAGATAAATATTTCGGAACTCGTTGGTGAAGAATTCCTTATTGTTGACTTTGAGACCAATATTATCACAAAGCCTCAACGTAGAGAATATGAGGACAAAGTATCACAGCAACGTAGAGAGTTGGAAAATTATACCACTCATGGTATAACACCGCCAGACGGATTCTTATATCCGGAAAAAGTTCAATTACCTATTGGGAAATATTTAGTCTCCGTAAAACGTAACGTGAATCAGCCGAATGAAGTCATTCAAAAACTCTTTACAGGAGATGGCGAAAACAAATCAATTCTTGACCAAATGAGAGAACATGATTTGCTCGGCAAAGTTCTGTGCAGTGTAAAATCTGTAAGATACAAAGGTTTTAATAGATATATTTTCACCTAACAATAAATAAAAGAATAGTAAAATGAGAAAGTCATCAGGAAATATAGGAGTAAAACATATAGAATGTATTAATCCTAAAAAAAACAAATGGCGTATTCGCTGGGATTTCCAAGAAAAAGAAGAAGGCATAGTGGAATATATGGAAGAAGATTTTGACCATAAACCAACCGATGCCGAAATAAAAGATGTTATTGTCAAGTGGTATAACAGTGAAATCGATAATGAGATAATATCAGGATTCACATGGAATGACTTGCCAATATGGTTAAGTATGGAAAATCAATTCAACTACAAGACGGCCTTTGATGCAGCTGTAATGAGCAATGGAGCGACTCTTCCGGTAACATTCAAGTTTGGGTCTGATGTACCTACATACTATGAATTTACAACCATAGAGGAATTAAGCGATTTTTATTACAAAGCAATCGCTTATGTTCAGTCTGTTCTGCAAAAAGGCTGGGATAAAAAAGATTCGTTTAACATTAAAAATTATCAAGTATGACACTACATTTTAACACAACGCAGGATATCGGTCATGGAGTGGCCATTATGCTCATCTGCTTTACACTGGTTTTTCTATCGGTTCTCATCGATTTATATACAGGCTTAACGGCAGCCAAGAAATGTAAGGAAAGAATTCAATCACATATTTTGCGTAGAACTATCAATAAGATTCTATGCTACCTTGCGGTGGTATTTCTTGGCATATTCATAGACGTTTTAGGTCTTTGTTTCCCATGGTACGCCATCCCCTATTTCTGCATATTCACGACATTATCATGTATATGTATAGAGGGGAAGAGCGTTATCGAAAATCTTACGAAGATTAAATCTCCAGCTGCTGAAGTACCGGATACCATAATGTCACTGGCGGAAAAGATTCGCAAGTACGACCTTAAATCACTAAAAGAAGTCGTCGAAATAGCTGAAAAGCTAAATAGCAAAAATCAGAAGATATGACAAGAAAAGAAATAATTGAAGGATTAAAAAAATACTTCAAAGTTAAAGAACTTGTCTGTCCTCACGTCTTCAAAGAGCACGGCGAGCGTTCATGGAAGTTTCTGGCAACGGTGTATCTTCATACATTGCTTGTTTTACGCACCAAGATTTTAAAAGTGCCTTTGGTTTGCAACACAACAACTTTAACGCAGCGTGGACTTCGTTGTAATCTATGTGATATCGTAAAAGAGAAGACAGATGACGACATTCTATATCTTTCAGCGCACCATTTAGGAATTGGCGGGGATTTGTCTTCGCCTGAAATGACCGCTGAAGAGATGAGACGTAAAATTGAGGAAAATTCAGATCTGTTGCCCTATCCAATCAGGATAGAAAAAGACGTCAATTGGCTACATATCGATTGCTACGATGACATTAATGATAATAATAAAATTACTTATTTCAATCCGTAATACAATTATGAATAAGAACTACTTTTCATTTTTTTGTCTAATCGTACTACTTTTATTTATAATCTCACTCTTTGCTCCCCGCAAGAGTGGGATTTTTCTTAAAGAAGAGTATCGAGACACGACTATTTTCAATGTCACATATCGAGATACAACGATATACAACATTGAAAAACGAGACACCACAATATACAGATATACACTCGTGTCGTTAAAAGATACCATAAGAATCAACGACACATTATATATGTCTCTACCGATATCCTGGTACTGGTTCCAGGACGAATCGGCCGACATATATTGCACTGGTTATAATGTATCTCTTGACAGCGTCAATTATCATTTTCGCGAACTCACGAAAATGGTAGAGAAAGATATTATCATCCCTCCTAAAAGATTAACTGCTAATGTAGGAATTTCACTTCTTAATTGTGATGGTTGGAATATTCTACTTGACGGAAGCGCCAATTTTAGAATCAATGATAAATTAAGTATAGACGCAGATGTTGGAATAGTCGCAACAGGTAACAATTTGTTACCATTTGCAAAAGGAGGATTAAAGTATCGATTAAGGTAGTCTGTAACGGAAAAATGTTTATTTTTGCAGCACTGATTACATATCGGTATTGCGATTTAGCCCCGATTATTTTTACAATAAAAGGGGCTTTTTTCATTTTTTGTTGTTATTTTGTTGCTCAAAAGAACACACCAATAATATAACCATAACAAAATCAACTTATTAAATACGTTTAATAACATTCTGCATCGGAAAGTGATTCCCAATTTTTTAAAACGAAATAACTACAACACAACCATAATAAAATCTCAAGTAAAACGAAAACAATCAACAACTTACAAAAAATACAACAAACACCACCCTTTTCGTTTTCTTGGAGATTATTTTACAATCATTTAATGTTTTCTTGGTGCTATTTTGGTGCTGAAAGTTCATCAGCACCAAAATAGCACCAAAAGCACCAAACAAACCATAACAACAACAAAATGAACACTATCAACCTAAGAAAGAGGACCATGCAGTCCAGAAACGTGTCCTTGTATCTTGCGATAACAAGGAACGGCAAACGAGAGTACGAGTATTTGAAATTATACCTCGTGCCAGAATTAACCAAAGCAGACAAGAAAAAGAATGAAGAAACGATGAAGCTCGCAGAAGCAATCAAGGCGAAACGCACCGTAGAGCTCATGAACGGAGAATACGGATTCAAGCAGCAGTACAAAACCGATACGCCTTTCTTCGAGTACTACTCTGCAATGTGCGAGAAGCGTTTCAACAACACTGAAAGCAGAGGCAACTGGGGAAACTGGTATTCCTGCCTTCACCATCTACGCATCTACGAACAACGAGACAACATCACTTTTGCAGAGATTGACCAGAAGTGGGTGCAGGGATTCAAGGACTATTTAGAGACCAAAGCCCTTGCATGGAGCAACGACAAGAAAAAAAGAACCAAGGAACAGCTTCTGTCCCGAAACTCCAAAGTGTCATACTTCGCCAAAGTGCGTGCCTGTCTCAACCAGGCTTTTGAAGAGCGCATCATTCCAGTCAACCCTTGCCGAGGCGTGACGAATTTCAAGGCGGAGGAAGGAACGAGAATGTATCTGACCGTTGAAGAGCTGAAACGGCTTGCTGATACTGACTGCATACAATACCCAGGTGTAAAGACAACGTTCCTGTTTTCTTGCCTTACAGGTTTACGAAGAAGCGACATTCTGAAACTGACATGGGGCGAAGTGCACCAGCAGGGCAATTTCACAAGACTTATCTTCAAGCAGAAAAAGACTGGCGGGCTTGAATACCTCGACATTAACCAGCAGGCTGTAGATCTGATGGGATCAAGAGGGCAATCCGACGACTTCATATTTTCAGACATGCTGCCCGACATGGACTGCACTAACAAGACTCTGCAATCATGGATGTACCGTGCCGGCATTGACAAGAAGATCACATTCCACTGCGGACGGCATACCTTTGCAGTGATGATGCTTGATTTGGGAACGGACATCTATACGGTCAGTAAACTGCTCGGACACCGGCAGCTAACCACCACACAGATCTACGCCAAGGTACTTGACAAGAACAAGCAGAATGCCGTATCTCGTATTCCAAGTATTTTTTGAATGTATTTTTTGAATCATAAAAACCTGCAAAAAACTTTTCTTTTGTAGGTTTTTCTTTTGAAAATCCTATACCTATTTATTTTTTATTATTTTGATTCGCACACGCCCGCAGTTGTAGTAGTAGATTAATTAATTTACTTTACTTTATAGCCAGAATGTATGATTTTCCGCCCAAAATTCATACATTTTAAATTAAAATGATGTAATGATTCCTACATTTTGCCCCAAAATGTATACATAATCCACTACATAGGATAATCATATTTTATATACTAATTTGCCTGAAAATGGCGTTTTTTGCCCTCAAATGTTAAATAATTGTTAAAAAATTGCTGATTTTCGCTCCGTATTATGTAGGAATAATGTAGGAAAAACAGACCAAAATGTATGCATTTTGACGCAAAATGTTGTAATTTTGGTTTAAAATGATGTAATGATGCTGTAATAATTGACCAAAATGTATGAATTATGTAATATAAGTGTGTAATTGTGTTTACAAGTACTCAGCATTTGCGTGAGGTCACGAAAATGATATTTTCTGCTATTCTTTGATAAATTAGCAAGAAAAAAAAGAACGAAACCCTGGGAAGGAATCGTTCTTTGAGTAATAAACATTAATAAACTATGAAAAAAAAAGAATTGGCTTATCTAAAGTCTAAAGTAGAGAAAAATAGACTATTTTCCCTCTTTCTCTCCCATCTCCCTTAATCTTGCAGATACAATATTAGTCTTAGACTTCACTTCTGCATTGACATCAACACTCTGTAATTTCGGTACGACATAAGCAGCGAGCTTCTCCATTATATCTACCCTTTCTTTGGGCTTTAATAGATAGATGTCTGCTAATAACATTTCTGAATTATAATAATCGTTAACGATCTTAGATATTGCAGTGCGAAGCGTACTGGTAGTTTTGTTTGGAGTGCCTTTCTGTCTTCCTCCTGTTTTTTTTCCTTTGTTGTCCATAAGTAAAAAGTTAAACCAATGGTGCAAAATTAACTGAATAGATTTGCAATCTAAGTTTAACTTTTAATCGATTACAAGTATGATAACATTATGGATTGGTGCTGCCATCGGTGCAGGCATGAGCGTCGCAGGCGGTATTGCAGGCGGTATTGCCGCAAGCAAGACAGCCAACGAAGCAACCAAGAAACTCGAAGATCAGAGACGCAAGAACCAAGATTGGTATAACAGACGTTACAACGAGGATGCCACACAACGTGGTGACGCACAGCGTATGCTGACCAGAACGGAAGAGCTTATAAAACAACGTAACAAAGCTGCGCAAGGCGCACAGGCGGTCATGGGTGGAACATCCGATAGCATAGCGGCTTCTAAAGATGCTAACAACAAGGCTATATCTGATGCTGCTGCCAACATTACAGCCAGTGCAGAGGCTCGTAAAGACGCTATCGAAGCTACATATATGCAAAATGACAATGCGTATAACGAACAATTGATTGGCGTTGACCAGGCTAAGGCACAAGCTATTGCAGGAGCTGTACAAGGTATTGCTAATGCAGGAGCTGATATCGCAGGAGCAACTTTTGATGTCAATAAGGATCCAAACATTAATCAGACTGGAGGATAATAATATGACAACAAACAATGATGATTTATCAAATAAAGAAGATGTTGTAGTAAAAGAGCAACAGCCTACGACGACTTATGCTGAATTATATGAAAAGCTCTATCCCAAACCTGACACCGAACAGTTAAAAAAGAATGCTAAGCGTGCGAGGACACGCAATATCATTGCAGCTCTCGGTGATGGCATCTCTGCAATAGCCAATCTGCACTATACGACTAAAGGTGCACCTAACATGTATGACGGGAAAAGTACATTGACTGCTAAATCGCAAGCGAGATATGACAAGTTAATGCAAGATTATAAGGATAACCTTGACAAATACAAACAAGGGCAGTTAAAAGCAGAGCAGCTTGACAAAGAGTGGAATCACAGAGCTGAGCGTGAAAAGGTAGCCGATGATCAGTGGAAACAATCATTTGAGCACACCAAAAAACGTGCTGAAGTAGCCGATGAGCAGTGGAAACAATCATTTGATTACACTAAAGGACGTAATGAGGTCTTGGACGAAAGATATAGAACAGAACAAGAAGCGAAAGCTGCAGCAGCTAAACAGGCACAAGAAAACTGGAAGGCTCAGTTTGACGAAAGTGTCCGTCAGTTTGACGAAAGAATGAAGAAGATAGGCAGCACAAGCGGTAAGAACGGTAAATCGGGAAGTTCCAAATCCAACAGTAGCACAAGCGGTAAGAATGACAATGGAACATTCTCATTAACCAATGGAAGAGTCAGATTCAGCATTGACAACGATACGTGGGACGGAGAATACGCCGACATATACGACATCTACAGATTGTCTAAGATGAGAGACGGACAGATGGCAGACGACGGTTTAACAGGGCGTAAAATCAAAAAGAAAGATGTCGAAACTATCATATCCAAGGACTGGTACAACTCGCCAACCTTCGTCCAATTCCTTAAAGACTATGGATACCTTGACGGAGAAGATGTTACGTCTGACTCTGAAGAAAGCAATGCTGATGAGGACTTAAGTTTCTCATTTAACGACAATAGTAATAACGATTTAGACTGGTAATATATGAATGAAAATGAAGTAAGAAAATTATATTCTGCCTTGATAAGCAAAGGATATAAACTTGATAATGAAGACACATTCATAAGCAGTATGAATGATAAAGAGAATAGAAAGAAACTGTATGACTTTGTTTCTTCAAAAAGAAATTTCAAAATCGGCGACTATGATACTTTTGAATCCAGATTGACATCATCCTCTCCTTCCGTTTCTGTCGAGTCTGCACAAGCTGCCGACCCTGTTTCTCAGGTAAAGCAGGATTCGCAGGATATTGACATCGACGAATGGATGAAGAGCGTGAATGAGTTCACCCCTACTCCCAAAAGCAATGCAGAATATGGCAACGTAGATGCTGTAAATAAGAATAACAACGAACCTGAATATGAGACAACTCTTAAAGGAAGTTGGAAACAAGGTTGGAAAGGTCTCGGTCATGGATTGCAACATCTCGGAGGTGAAGTATTGAATCTTTTTACAGGCAGTACTATTGATGAGGAAAAAGCATTGGCAAAAATTGCCGAACTTGAACGTGACAGCATTGATATAGAATCTGTCATTGCGCCTTTGGATAAAGCAAAAAAAATGTATTACAATAATATTGCTAATCCAAGTCCTGAAGTGCACATTGAAGCTACAGAAGAAGAGATTGCTTTCGCTCGTCAGGCGTTGGAAGACGATGCGATAAACAAGACTATCAGAAAGTACATAGAAAAAGCTGGCAGTCTTGAAGAAGCAAAATCAATGCTTGCTGAGAGAGCTAATGAAGAGACACAAGGAGATAAATGGATAAAGCAAGCCGCTAAAGGACTCGCAGAGCTTAAACCGACGAAAGGTTTCGGAGCTTGGGTCGGCAATCTTCTCCCTCAGATGGTGCCAGCAGCAGCTTCAATGGCAGTAGGTGCAGTAACAAAAAATCCTATAGCAACACAAACTGTAGGAGGATTAAGTCTTGTTACCATGAGTGCCTCGACAGCAGGTATGTCTATGAACGAAGCAAGAGAAGCTGGTGCTACAGGATTGCAGACATGGGCAGTCGGTATTGCTGACGGTGCTATTGAGTTCTTGACGGAAAAGATACCATTCGATAATTATGTATCAAGAGTTCTAACTGGAACTAAAAGAAAAATAGGTGGTGAATTGTCAGAAGCTATGGTTGATTCTCCTCCAGCACGAGAAGAAATAGAAAGATTGTTACAGGAAGCCAACAAAAAACTTGGCGGCAAACTCTTCAACGGCAAGAATGTAAAAGATTTTGTAGGCGACATTATCGCTGAAGGTGCGTCAGAATTTACAGCCGAAGCATTACAGACAATAACACCAATGATATATGAAAATCCAGAAGACTACCCTACCATTACAGAAATAATAAGAAACGGTTTGGAAGGTGCGAAAGCAGGTGTATTCATGGGTTCTGTTCTTGGTGGTGCTTCAAAGACAATGGAACATTACCAGCATAGAAACCGTCGCAAGGAACAAGGTTTTGTCAGTGTAGTTGAGTTTAAGACAAAGGACGGACATAAGATTGGCGAGGCTTTAGGAATGGATGACAAAGGTTTTGTCGTTGTCCTTGCCGACGGCAAACAACAACGGGTGATGCCAGAAGATATTCTCTACGGTCATAAATTCTCATTCGAAGAATTCGACAGAGCTGAATTGCAGATGGAGAATGAAGAATCGTTCGACAACGGTTACTCCCTCAGTGAGCAGCAGGAAATGAACGATGCCAAGAACATGCTTGAAGTCAAAAAAGCAGAAATGATCCGTACATTCGGTCTTACTGATGAATCTGACATTGACGCATTCCTCGGCGACAACCCTATTGAGACTGTTGCACAAAGAAGACAGAATGGAGAAAGTCAAGAAAGTTCACAGACTATCATTGACTATCTTAATGCGAAAGCGACATACGACGGCATGATACAGCGTGTCCGTGACGACATTGACGGACAGATAGAGCAAAGCAATGCGCTCATAGACTCTCATACAAACAAGCATACAGGCAAGATTCACGGAGCTGTATCTAAAGAAGACGGCAGACTCGTTTATATCGTCTCAGGCAATGTCGTTCCTTATCAAGATGGTTCAGGCATCGACTTGCAGAATTCGGACGAAAACATCATCGTCAGAGATGCTGAGACTGGAGAATTGAAACAGATGTCACCTGAGTTCCTTTCTTCCTTATACGACACACAGGACCCTAACGAGCAGAAGGAAATCAACGCCCAGCAGATAAGAGAAAAGATTCTTTCAGAAGAAAGCAACAAGATTGACGGCGTCGTTGACTTCAACGACAAGGAGCAGCTCCTTAACGAAATTGCAAACCAGATTGCCATTACAATGATACTCGCACAAAGAGGTCTTGACGTTGATTACATCAAGACATTCCTTGGGAATGCTCAGATTGTCGAAAATCCTGACGGAACACTGACTTTCACTGACGGACAGAACGAGGTCGTTGTACCTAAACAGGAAATACAGCAGCAGGTTGACGCTAACAACATGCAACGTGCCGTTGACTTCAACGACAAGGCTAAAGAAATGCGCAATGCCATCCAACAGGCAACAGCAGCAACAACAACTCTTTCTTATGGAATGGGAGACAATGTTTCATTAAGAGACACTGACGGCAATATCATCAACGGAACTATATCTATGATAGAAGACGACACTTATGTCATAGATTACAGCGACAATAACGGCACATGGCATACTCTTGACCTGACTCAACAGGAGCTTGACAATATGATTGTCGGCCATAACGGAGCAACATTGAACCAACCTGTTTCAGAACAGATGACAGTTGAGGAAACTGCTGAAATTAAAAACGATGATGCAAGAGAAGAAACAACACTTATTTCACCAGCAACCATTTCCAGTATTCCTAAAGACGAATCCGGCAATCCTATCTACGAGCAGGCTGACAGCGAAACAGCTTGGGACGCTCTTATAGAAGATGCTGAAGGCGATGAAATGATGGCTGGTGAAGTAGCCAAATCAATGATCGCTGACAAGGAAGCGGAACTCAAGAAACTTGAAAAGAGCAAAATCAAGGAAGGCAAGACTCCTGCCGAGAAAATGGCAGCTCTTAAAGAACGTAAAGCTGAAGTTGAAAAAATCAAGCAAGATATCGAGGCATGGAAGAAAATTGCGGCCGTTCCTATGCAAAGACAGATTGCACAGCAGGAACGCATACGTCAGGAAGAAGCAGAAGCAGCCGCAAAACGTAAAGCTGATGAAGAACGTTTGTTGGCAGAACGTCTTGAAGCAGAACGCAAGGAACAAGAATTGCTCAACGGCATTCCTGACTATTCAGAAGACACTCCGCAGAACGCCCGTGCAAGAGGCTACAGACGTGTTAATGGTCATATAGAAGAACGCCAGCAACCAATAGAAGCGGTACAAGGCAAGGAAACAGAAGTCGAGTTCAGCAACGATGTAAGACCTAAAGGTCATTATGCCGTGATAGACGCTTCTCAACTCCAGCCAAGCCACATTCAAGGCAACCGCAATCCTTTGCACTTCCTTGACGAAGCACAGCCGAAGGAACGCAACGACAAGGCAAGCATCGTTTCCGCACAGAAGATTGCAGGCAACATCAGACCGGCAACAATCACTACAGGAGAGACTGCATACGTCGGCACTCCTACCGTCAATACCCGTGGAGAGGTTATCCAAGGCAACAGCAGAAGCGACGCATTGAAACTCATGTACGGCAATCATAATGACCAAGCACAGACTTACAAGCAATACCTTATGGACAACGCAGAGCAGTTCGGATTGAATCCAGAAGATGTTTCCAATATGGAGAGTCCTGTTCTTGTCCGTATGCTTGATATCAATGATGAGCAGGCAATCACACTCGGACAATATGTGGCGCAAGACACCGAAAGCGGTGGTATAGAACGCATCAAGCCAAAGAACGCAGTCAAGAAGATGGGTGAAGACATAGGTTCTTTTGCAAATATTTTGTTAAAGAGCAACGACGAAGACGTATCTTTTGCTGAGCTTTTGGACCAGAATGGTGTCGAGGTGCTTAAATGGATGGCTCAGAAAAGCTACATCACACCTACTCAATATAACAGTCAATTCGACACAAAGGGAAGTCTTACAGCAGAAGCAAAGAACGACCTTCGTGGCATTATGTACCAAAGCATATTTGAAGGTGGGAACACACGTCTCGAAGAGATGTTCAACGCTTTGCCTGCAAAGGCACAGAAAGCCATACTTGCTACAGCTCACAGAGACTTCAACAGTCCGAATAGCGAACGCATGATTGAAGAAATACAGAATTCCATTCGTGCTTTCTATGCGCTTATGCAAGACGAGCAGTTTGCTAAGGCAAAGAATTTCAAAGAAGCAACAAAGGCTGTAGAATCATGGCAAAAGCAATATCAGATGGACGATGTTACTGGAGAAAGTTATCTCCCATCTGAAAAATTCACTAACTTTGCATTGCACTTGGCTCTCTTATACAAGAGTGAAAAACAATCGAACATTCAAGGTGTATTCTCTGAATTGTACGACCTTATCCAAGGCACCAAAGAAGGTAATCTGTTTGAGCAAGCTGATAATACACCTCGCACGCTCGTACAGGCAATTAAGGAAGTTTTAAATATAGATTATAATGGACAACGGAGAAATAATGTATTGGTTGGCGATAATAAAACAAGCCAACAAGGGCAACACGGACGCACAGGAGATGTTGCAAGCGAAAAACGAACTGAGAGCAGAGAACAATCAGCCGACAATTCAGGAAGAACTGATGAAGATAGTGGAAGCCCAACCTTTGAAACTAATAGACAGACTGAAAATGAGAGCGGAGATATTAGGACCGCACAAACCGTACATCAATCAGGATCTGAACGAGAAGGATTTGAACAAACTCTTGATGGAAGACGGCAAACAGACGGCTCAGGAATGGCTGATGACAATGCCACAGTCTTGGAGAAAAGAACTTCCCGAAGCGATATACGAGTGCTTGAAGAAGGGTTGGACGCTAAACGAGGGGACAATACTGAGCATAGCGAGAGAACTCGACGCACAGCGGAATCCGAAAGGCTGGTAAATACTGCCAAGCAGCACGGACTATTCATCCCTGCCGAAGTTATCATGACTTTGACAGGCAAGTATCCAAAGCGCACAGGCGAGAGTGGTGTTTACATCGACACAGAAGCAGGGAAGGTAACAAAGGTTAAAGATCCATACGCCAAGTCTGCAATGAAAAGCGGTGTTCAGCCTGAAGATGCAATATTTGAACACAGTGTACATAATCTCCTTTTCCCCGAAACTGCCTACACATTGGAGGGTATCAGTGAAGAACTTGGCGATGTTCGCATTGTTCTCACTCAGGACTATATTCAAACCAAAGGACACCCTACCAAGGAACAGATTACTGAAGCTCTTGCCAAACGAGGATTATTCCCGGAAGATAAATATTCTTTCGGAAATGAATTTGTGTCTGTAACGGATGTTGAAGGTGATAATGTTCTCTTAGGTGAAGATGGTACAGTTTACTTCATTGACCCTATCATACGTTTCAAGAAGCCGTTGAAAGAGATTCTTGACAACTACAACAGAAACAATAACAGCACACTTGGCGAACAAATCAAATCAGCCGAAAAAGAAGTCAACACCTCTCCTACCGACAAACAGAAAGAAGCAGGCAATTACAAGAAAGGTCATGTTCAGATAGGAACATTCAACATTACCATAGAACAGCCTAAAGGTTCTGTGCGTAGCGGCGTTGACGCTAACGGCAGGAAATGGGAAACCACAATGCACAACACCTACGGTTACATCCGTGGCACTGAAGGCGTGGACGGCGACCATATAGACGTGTTCTTATCCGACGACATTGATAGTTGGAACGGTAACAATGTGTTTGTCGTTGACCAGTACAACGAAGACGGCACTTTTGACGAGCACAAGGTAATGCTTGGCTTCAACACCATTGAAGAAGCCGAATCAGCTTATCTTGACAACTACGAAAAAGGTTGGGAAAAGAAACATAAGATAGAGGTCTCTCCTATCCATACTGACAATTTTGAGAAATGGATAGTTTCTTCGCATCGCAAGACTAAACCATTTGCGGAGTACAAGAGTGTGAAATCGGAAGAAAATCGTACAAAATCCACAGAAAACGACAGTAAAGTTGAGGAAAGTTCGGCAAGCAACGATACATCTTACACTATTGAACCTGCACAATACACAACCAAGAAAGGCAAGGTTCTTGACATGCACCTTGTGAAATTTGACAAGCCTTTGACTAAGGAACAACAGCAGGCCGCAAAAGAACTTGCCAAATTTGAAAAAGGCTGGTACGATAGAGAACGAGGCGGTTTCATGATGCGTAGCAACGAAAGTGCGAAAACATTAGCTAACTCCATTCTTAATGATGAAAACGCTGTCGCTGACGCTCAGCCAGTATCAATGAACGACATCCAATCTGTAAATGACGGAAACGTATTGTTTTCAGAACCACAACAGACTGAACAACCGAAAGCGCCTAAAAATAAGAAGGTTCACACTCCTATATGGCAATATATTATTCATGTTGACGATGACGGATATACCATGCTGTCCCGTGAAGATATAAGCGGAGAAATACCTATTCTTGACGACTGGGGATATTCTTCCGAAAGCCCAGAAGAAATGCTTGAGATACTCCGAAATCCTCAAAACAATATGCAGGAGGTTCTGAATGCCGTTGAAGTAACTCTTGAAAACAAAATCAAGACTCGTGATTTTGACCGCAAAATTAGAGAAGAACGCGAACAGAAGCGAATAGAACTACGAACAAACGGTGTCAATGGTTATAAAATTGGCGACAGGGTAATTTATACCCCGGTAAGTGGTACAAGAAAACCTGTTGAAGCTACAATACACGATTTTGAAGAATACGGAGACAACAAGCCTGTGCTTGATACAGGCTTAGCACCTGTCATGTATGAAGTTGTTGAGTGGAAAGATATTCAAAATGAAGCTCACTCCAAAATAGTTTTCTCATCAGCATTCAAAGACCTTGTTAGTGAAGATGGCAAATATAATATTCGCATAACAAAAATAGACGGAACAAAGCGAATTGCCACCGCAAACCTCAATACCGCAAATGTCAGTGGTAACGGAATGGAATTGTCGTTTGAAGAAATGGCAAGCATACTCAATGAATATAATTGGCAAGAAAAGAAAACAGAAGCACAGACAGTCAATCCTAGCGGGAACCGTCTTGTTACTGATGAACGCTATGCGGAATTAAGAGAACGTATGCGCAGAAAGTTAGGCGGTCAGATGAATATTGGCATTGACCCTGAAATACTGGCTATCGGTACAGAAATGGCAGTCTATCATTTGGAAAAAGGAGCCAGAAAATTCGCTGAATATGCAAAATCTATGATTGCAGATTTAGGCGATGCCATCCGACCATATCTCAAAGCATTCTATAATGGCGCACGAGATTTACCAGAAGTCGTTGAAAACGGACTTGTCAACGATATGACTTCATACGAAGATGTGCAGACTTTTGATGTAGCCAACTTTGACAAAAGTTCCATCAACGCTATTGCTACAGCAGAGACTGTTATACGCGAAGAAGAAGTTGAAAAAGAGGTTGAGATTGCAAAAGATAGAATCAAAAAAAATCGTAACAATCACAATAATAAGAAAAAATCTGTAAATTCGCAAGGACAAACAGGAAGTCTGTTTGATGACTTATTCAATAACGAAAACTCTAACGACGATGGATTACAAAGAAATGATGAAGTTCGCTCCGAAGGATTGTCAGCCGACAACAATATCAACACCGGAACAGGAAGCAAAACTGGAAACAGCCAAGAAGTACAACAAGAAAGTGGAAGAACTGACGGAAACAGAGATGGCGGAAGCCAAAGAACTGGAAGAGAGATACAGAATGGCAACGTACGATCCTCTGGACGCCTACAGGGGCTGACAGAAAAGAAAAACACTCGCAACAACCGTTCTGAACGTGGACAGAACCATGCTCCTACATCCGTTGATGCCCGTATAGAAGCAAACATCAAGGCTATCGAACTGGCTAAGCAACTGCTTGAAAACGGAGAGCAAGCCACAAAAGAACAGATGGAAGTGCTCCGCAAGTTCAGCGGTTGGGGCGGTTTGGGCAAAGCTTTCAATGAACGTGCTAGCTATGTTCACGAAGGAAGACATTACTACAACGAGCCTACCGTAGAAAACAAGAAAATCCGTGAATTATTAGGGGAAGAAGCATACCAACAGGCTGAAAATAGTAAATATAGTTCCTTCTACACTCCTGCTTATATTGTAGATACACTTTGGGACATCGCAGAACAGATGGGATTTAAAGGTGGTAATATTCTTGAAGGTTCAGCAGGTATAGGTAATATCTTAGGACAAATGCCTGCACATATCAGCGAAAACAGCGACATTCATGCCATAGAGATTGACAACACCTCCGGAGGAATACTTTCTCTCCTCTACCCTGACGCTAAAGTAGAGGTACAAGGATTTGAGGAAACTCACATCACCAACGGTAGCGTTGATTTAGCTATCACCAATGTTCCGTTTATTACAGATTGGCATGTAAAAGATACTTCAGGCGACAAAGACCTTTCAAGAAAATTCCATAATATTCACGACTTCTGTATTGCTAAAAATGTACGCAAACTACGAGAAGGTGGCATTGGTATCTTCATTACATCTAACGGAACACTTGATAGCAGCAAGAAACTTCGTGACTGGATTGTAAGCGAAGGTAATTCCGACTTTGTCGGTGCTTTCCGTATGCATAACAAGACTTTTGGCGGCACAAGCGTAACATCTGACATTATTGTAATCAGAAAACGGGTCAATGGACAAAAGTCCGTCAATACTATTGATGTAAGCACCGTAAGCGGTGAACGTACGACAAACTTTGATACCGGCGAAACCCGCAAGGTTAAAGGTGTGGAAACATCTGTCACCAAGCAGCTTTCAATGGATTACAACAGATACTTCATCGAACATCCTGAAAGAATGGCTGGAGAAATGCACTTTGCCTTTGAAAAAGGCGACACATATCGTCCTACAAGCAAAGGTCTCTATCCGTCACAAGACAAGAACCAGGAACAGATGTTGACAGAATTTGTCAAGTCTTTTACAGCAGAAGAGTTCGGAAACAAAGCAAGCAATGATGTAGATGTTATTGACGCAATGCCTGGCAAGAAGATCGGTGAAATGTTTGTCAAGGACGGCAAACTGTACATCAACGCCATCGGAGCCGCTCAACCTCTTGATGTCAATGCCAATAAGGTCAAAGGACACACAAAAGCTGAATGTTTTAAAGCATATTCATCTATCAAAGACGCTCTAAAAGAGGTCCTTGACTATCAATCCAACCATGAGAGTGACAACGGATTAAAACCGTTGCTTGAAAAGCTCAACAAGGCTTATGACGACTTCGTTTCCACTTACGGGCATTTTAACAAGAATACATCTATCGCATTCCTGCGCAATGACGTTGACTATGCCAACGTAGCTTCCGTAGAGACATACAAGGAGACTGGCGACGGCAAAGGCGGCATAAAACAGACATTCGGCAAAGCTGACGTGTTAACGAAACGTGTTATTGAAAAAGAGAAAGAACCTACACCTACAAATGTAAAGGACGGCATTGTTGCAAGCATGTTCAAGCATGGACGTATCGACATTCAATACATCGCAGAACAACTTGGCAAAAGTGAAGCGGATGTCAAAAAAGAGATTATCAGCAAAGGATATGGTTTTGAAGACCCGATAACACGACAGATTGAAGTTTCATATCAATATTTAAGCGGCAATGTCAGAGAAAAGCTTCTTCAAGCACAGGAAAACAACGAAAACGGAGAGTTTAACAGCAATATCAAAGCGTTGCAGGAAATATTGCCTATGAACATACCTGCCCACTTGATTGATTTCACACTCGGCAGTTCATGGATTGATTCTCAGCTATATGATGATTATGTAAAGGACCGTACAGACGTGGAGGTCAAGTTTACAGCTGTTGGCGGCACATGGTTCATGAAGGAGCCATACTATACCGGTTACGAGAAAAACAGATCTATGGGTGTGACAAGTGAAATGCTTGGCAAAACTATTATGGGACACACTCTCATTGAAGCTGCCATTCAGAACAAGAGCATTACAGTTTCAACAACAAGAAAAAATTGGGACGGCTCAACTGAAACAATCATCGATAAGGAAGCCACACAAGCATGCGCTTCCAAAATAGATGAAATACGCCAGGACTTCAAGGAATGGGCAAGACAAAAAATGCAGAGCGACCCGGAATTGTCTGCAAAAATGGAACGTATCTACAATGATACTTTCAACAACTACGTTCCTGTCAAGGTAACAGACGAGTTTCTTCCTAAATATTTTGCAGGTGCAATACATAAATATGAAATGCGTCCTCATCAGAAGAGAGCTATCGTGAGAGGAACAATGCAGCCTCTTATGCTTGCGCACGAAGTAGGCAGCGGAAAGACATTCACACTTATATCAACAGCTATGGAAATGCGCCGTTTAGGAACAGCTCGCAAGCCTATGATTGTGGTACAGAACGCTACTGTAGGACAATTCGTGGCAAGTGCTAAAGAACTCTATCCTAACGCAAAAATACTTACGCTTGAAGATGGCGACCGCAATGCTGAAGGCAGAAAGAACTTCTATGCCAAAATCAAATATAACGATTGGGATATGATTGTCGTACCTCAATCCACATTTGAATTCATTCCTGACAGCGAAGAAAGGGAAATGGCATTCATTCAAGACAAGATTGAAGAAAAGATGCTCATTCTTGAACAAATGAAAAATGCCGACCCTGACGGCAACAGCATGATTACACGACAAGCAGAAAGAGAGATAGCAATGCTGGAAGAGGAACTCGCAGGGCTATCCGAAATGTCTTCAAAGAAACGTACTGCCAACGATGAAAAGAAACGTGCTGTGGCATTGCAGAATGCTGAAGTCAAGGCTATGGAAATGCTGGACCGCAGAACAGATGATGTAGAAAACTTCGATGACATGGGCATTGACGCATTGCTCGTTGATGAAGCCCACGAATACAAACATCTTGGTTTTGCTACAGCTATGCAACGTGGCGTCAAAGGCGTTGACCCGTCATACAGCAAAAAATCGCAAGGTGTATTTTTAAAGACCCAGGCTGTATTAGAAAAGAACAACGGAAGAAACGTAATCTTTGCAACAGGCACTCCTATCAGCAATACAGCTGCTGAAATATGGACCTTCATGCGTTATCTCATGCATGCTGATACAATGAAAGAATACGGAATCTATTACTTTGATGATTTTGTAAGAAACTTCGGCAACATCCAACAGATGCTTGAGTTTACAACAAGCGGCAAATTCAAGGAAAACAACCGTTTTGCAGGTTATGTGAATCTTCCTGAATTGGTGCGTATATGGTCAGGAGTATCAGATACCGTCAACTTCGAGGATATTGAAGATGATTTGAAAAAGCAAGGCAAGGACGACTTGCGTCCTGAAATTGAAAACGGCAAAGCTCAGGACATCTATCTTCCGCAGACCCGTGCTTTGCGTGGCATCATGAAATTTGTCAAAGCCCAGCTTGATGCGTTCGACCAAATGAGCGGCAAGATGAAAAAAGAGAACAGCCATATTCCTCTTACCATGTACGGCATAGCCAAAGCCGCTGCCGTTGACGCAAGACTGGTACAGTCTGACGCAGAGGATGATCCGAACAGCAAGACCAACGAAGCGGTAAGACAGACATTGCGTTCATTGAAAGAAACTGAAAGCTACAAAGGCACTATAGCAATCTTTGCCGACAATTACCAAAACAAAGAAAGCGGATTCAATCTATATGAAGACATTCGCAGTAAACTTATAGCAGAAGGTGTTTCTTCTAACGAGATTGCTGTAATTAAATCAGGCATGACCGTCAAGAAAAAACTTGAAATATTTGAAAAGGTAAACCGTGGTGAAATCCGTGTCATTCTTGGCTCTACATTCACATTAGGAACCGGTGTCAACATTCAGGAGCGTTTGCATACTTTGATACATCTTGATGCGCCTAACCGTCCTATGGACTACACCCAACGAAACGGACGTATCCAAAGACAAGGCAACATCCACAAGGGAATGGGCATACCTGTGCGTATATTGCGTTTCGGCGTAGAAGACAGCCTTGACGTCACTGCCTACCAAAGATTAAAGACCAAAGGTGCCATTGCCGACAGCATCATGAAAGGCAAACAGATGATGTCTGACAGTATGACCAACCGTGTTCTTGAAGAGGAGGAAGACGTATTTGGAGATACTGTCGCTCAACTCTCAGGCAGTGAATATGCTATGTTGAAAAACAATGCTGAGAAGAACGTTCGCAAATACCAAAGTCGTAAAAAGCAATGGGAAGCTGACCAGACTTATATCCACAATGCCAAACCGAGAATCAAGGGCCTTATCAAAGACGCTGAAACTCGCATTGAACAGAACAGCAGAAATCTCAAAGAAGTTCAATCGGCATTCCCTGACGGCAAATTCAAGGAAATTACAATTGGCAAGAAGCGTTTCACTTCCATTGAATCAATGGAGGACTTCTTCAAGGAGCATAACAAGAGTGTAATTGCCGATACGAAGAAAATAAAGGACGGTGAGATGTCAGGCAATCAGACAAGAGAAGTTACAATTCATATTGACGGATATTCTTTCATTGTAAAAACAGAATTGACAAAAGAATTCAGCAGCAAAGGCATTAATATGTTTTCAGAGGTACATCGTAAAATGACATACTCATGTCCACAACTTGGCATTGAAAACGTTCCTGTAAAACAGGCATTATTGCGCAACGGTGTTGAAGATATTGTAAACAACATAATTACAGGCAAAGACTTTGCAGAATTATTAGAAGCTTCTGAACACAGCAAGAAACATAACGAAACCGAATTGGAACAGCTTATATCGAGAGAAGGCAAGCCTTTTGAATACGAAAAGGAACTTGAGCAAGCACAAAAGCAGTTTGTTGAATACTCCGAACTCATGAAAAAGGAAATGGCAGAAAAAGAAGCCAAATATGCCGAAATGGACGCTTCAGTTGAAGCTGCCAGCGATATCGCTAATGCAGAAGAAGACGATGAAGTTTTATATAGAAGTGATAATGAAGATAGTTTAAATAAAAATAAAGTTAATTATCCAGCTCAACGCAGACAGATGGTTGAGCATGCAGAAAATCTTGCAAAGAGACTGCATCTTGACAACATCGAGATTGTCAACAGCGTGAGCGGCTTGGAAGGAAAGAAGAAATCCGCTAAAGGCTTCTACGACCCTAAGACAGGCAAAATCACCATTGTTATACCTAACAACACAAGCATTGCAGACATTGAGAAGACATTGCTTCACGAGGCTGTCGCTCACTATGGCTTGCGTCAATTATTCGGGGAACACTTTGACACTTTCCTTGATAACGTTTACAACAATGCTGACGAGAGCATCCGCAAGCGCATCGCAGAACTCGCCATTAGAAAGTACAACTATGATTTCCGCAAAGCTACTGAAGAATATCTTGCATCTCTCGCTGAAAGCACCAACTTTGAGAATGCTCAGCAGTCAAGCTGGTGGCAAAAGGTTAAAGACTTCTTCGCTGATATGCTCAGCAAGTTAGGATTTAGGGATTTCAGAGGAGTTACTCTTACTGACAACGAACTTCGTTATATCCTATGGAGAAGCTATGAGAACCTTTCTTCTAAAAGACATAAAGGCGTATTCGGACAGGCAGCTGATATTGCGAAACAATATGAACTTGGCGTAGGTGACTATGCCAAGTCGTCAGAAAACGAAGATGATGTTTTGTTCAGAGACGGAGATCCTGAGATTCATGAGAAGGAGTTGGTAAGAGACAAATACGACAGACGTATAAGAACAGGCTGGTATCAGTCAAAAGAAGCCATGCAGGATTCTATGCTTTCACTCAAAGAAGCGATGAAAGATATTGCAGGTATGGAAATTGAAGATATTGACGGTTTTGAAAATGCCTATCTCGGGGAAAACCGTCTGTCAAGCGTCAACAAAGCGGAAGCAGACGCTTTTGCTCGCATATTGTTCAAGCCAATGCTTGATGAAGTTGCTAAATTAGCACCTACAGCAGCGGAAAGACAAGAACTCGTTGACTATATGATGGCTAAACATGGTCTTGAACGTAACGAGTATATGAGACAGCAGGCTATGCAAAACGGCGAGGACGCTAACCGTGACTTCGCAGGTCTGACATCTCTTACAGGTTTTGATGATATAACAGCAGCGGAGGCAGAAGCGCAAATAATGGTTAATGAATACGAACAGAATCACGATACCACCGAGTTATGGGATAATGTCAACGCCGTAAGCAAAGCTATTCTTTCCAAAACATACGAATGCGGATTGATAGATAAGGATACGTTTGAAAACATTTCAAATATGTATGAATTCTATATTCCATTAAGAGGTTTTGAAGAAAAGACAAGTGATGAAGCATACGCATATCTGTCACATATACACAATGCGTTCAATGCTCCTATCAAGAAAGCGGAAGGACGTACCTCAAAAGCAGATGACCCGTTCGCATATCTCCAGTCAATGGCTGAAAGTGCTATAATGCAAGGCAACAGAAACAAGCTTGTCAAACAACGCTTCCTCAACTTTGTGCTTAACCATCCAAGCGACCTCGTATCCATCAGCGAACTATGGTTGGAATATGATAATATCGATGATGAATGGAGACCTGTTTTCCCTGATAACATTGATACCAATGATTCAGGAGAAGTCGTTGAGCAAAAGATGAAGGACTTTGATGAAAAGATGGAGTTATTGTCGCAAAACGAACCTGACAGATACAAGAAAGGCCGTGACGCCATCGGCATTCCTTATAGAGTTGTTGAGAAAAGAGACTTGCAGCAACATCAGGTTATCGTCAAACGCAACGGAAGAGATGTCGTGCTGACCGTTAACGGTAATCCTCGTTTGGCTCAGGCATTAAACGGACAAACCAATCCTGACAACGATATGTCCGGTGCTATTGGCACAATACTCCGTAGTGGAGAATGGGTTAACAGACAGCTGAGCGCATTCTATACCACTCGCAACCCTGACTTTATCGTTTCAAACTTCCTGAGAGATATGCTGTACTCAAATTCAATGGCTTGGATCAAGGAATCCCCTAACTACGCATTGCGTTTCAACAGAAACTATATGATAGCAAATCCTATAACTATGAAACGCTTGTTGAACAAGTATCGCAAAGGCACGCTTGACACAAGTGATAAAATAGAAGGCATGTTCTATCAGTTTATGATGAATGGTGGAGAAACAGGATATGCCAATGTAAGAGATATTGAACAACATAAGAATGACATACGCAAAGAATTAAGAAGATCTAACGGCAGACTCAAAATTGGACGTGCGTTTAGTCTGTTGGCAGAACGTTTCGATGAACTCAACAGGGCTATTGAAAACTGTGCTCGTTTCGCTGCATTCATGACTTCCAAGGAAATGGGCAGAACTACAGACCGAGCCATTTATGACGCAAAGGAAATCTCCGTAAACTTCAACAAGAAAGGCAGTGGCTCAAAATTCTACGGAGAAATAGGGCAAACAGTTGCTGGCAATACTTCATCGTTAATATCAGGTTTAGGTCGCAGCAGTTATGTTTTCTGGAATGCAGCAATTCAAGGTACAACCAATTTCGGAAGACAAATCAAACGTCATCCAGCAAAGGCATTCACAGGAATAGCGTCAATGTTCCTTCTCGGTGCTCTTGTTGCCTTCTTAGGCGGTGACGATGATGACGACGACAATAAGAATTCATACTACAATCTTCCAGAATATGTAAGACGCAGTAATATTCTGTTCAGTGCAGGCAAACACTGGATTTCAATACCATTGCCAGTTGAATACAGAGCAATATACGGATTAGGAGAATTGATGATATCTACAATCAGTGGCAAAGAACACTTAACTGACAGTGAAATCGCTGAAGCTATTATCGGCCAAATGTCACAAGTACTACCTTTGGACTTCATGGAAGGCGGTGGCGGTTTGAATGCAGTTGTGCCATCAGCCGCAAAACCATTATGGGAAGCATATGTCGCAGAAAAAAGTTGGACCGGTTTGCCTTTATATAAAGACACCCCATACAACAAGAATATGCCAGAATGGACCAAGGCATACAGCAGCGCAAACAAGCATATCGTAAACCTAACAGCTTCATTAAACGAAGTAACAGGTGGTGACAGATATACAAAAGGTAATATTGATATCAATCCTTCAAAAATAGAATATGTGCTCAAAGGCTATTTCGGAGGTGTATTTAACACAATAGACAAAATGGCGAAAATGGCTGAAACAGCAACTGGAGAAAGAGAATATGAGCCTCAAAATTTCTTATTGCTCAACAGAGTTGTCAAAGCTGGCGACGAGCGTACTGAATACAGGGCTGTTAATAACGAATATTTCCGATTAAAGAAAGAGCATGACGATCTTAAATCTCGTATTAAAAATTACGAAAATGATACTTATAATGGAATATTCGATTATGCTAACAAAATTGATTTTCTTTATAATTCTCCTGAATATCAAAGATACGAAATCTTTGAACTATACAAAAAAGAAATCGAATCTTTGAACGATATGATAAAGAACACTTATGATAATGATGAACGAAAAGAACTTGAAACATATCTCAACGAAATCAAAAAAGAGATGATTGAAGAAATGAACAAGACACGCAAACGTGCGTAAAGAGTTAAACTTATGATGAGTGCTTGGGGTGTTACATTTGCACCTCGAGTACTCATTTAATTAAGTTAACAACAATGCCAACAAAAAACAACAAAATACTATCCCTTAGCCGTGTAAAGCCCAAACAAAGTGATGACACGGAAATGGATAGCGTTAAGTCGGAAAAGAAAAACAACAACCGAAGGGCGTTCAATATTCTCATGGAAGCCCAGCATTATTGGAATATGATGGACGATTTCCGTAAAGAACGCGAACGTAACAAACGCTACACTTACGGCAAACAATGGGACGACGTAATCAACGTGGATGGTCGTGCTATGACAGAAGAGAACTACATCAAGAGTCAAGGCAATATTCCTTTAAAAAACAACCTTATCAGAAGGCTTGTCAAGAATGTATTGGGCGTATATCGCTCGCAATGCAAAGAACCTACATGCGTAGCCCGTGACGGAGACGAACAGAAATTAGGTGAAACGATGTCAACCATACTGCAATGCAACATGCAGCTCAACCGAAAAGATGACCTTTATCCACGCTGCCTGGAAGAGTTTCTTATTAGCGGTTTTGTTTCTGGGCGCAAGTCTTTCGGTTGGCGCAACGGCATGCTGGACTGCTGGACAGATTATGTACAGCCTAACAATTTCTTTATCGACAATAAGATGAGAGATATAAGAGGATGGGACGTAACATGTCTCGGAGAGATACACGACATTACGTTCGGACATCTCTGCGAGCAGTTTGCCTCATCTCCAGAAGAGTTCCAGAAGCTAAAAAACATCTATAACTTAGCATCAGACAGGAACTACCTTGCATCAACAGCGAAGAGTTTCGGTTATAGCAAGCTTGAGAATTACGATTTTCTTCTTACAACTGAACCTGGGTTATGCCGTGTCATAGAGGTATGGCGTAAGGAACAGCGTCCACGATACAGATGTCACGACTATAATAACGGAGACATTTACAAGATTAATATCGATGATTATGGCAGTATGGTCAAGAGCGTTAATGATGAACGTTTGAGAATGGCAGCCGAAATGGGTATGCCAGAAGATAATGTTGCCTTGATTGAAGCAACGTGGTTTATTGATGATTATTGGTATTTCTATTACCTCTCTCCTTTCGGAGATATTTTAGCGGAAGGAGAAACACCATACGAACACGGTTCCCATCCGTATATTTTCAAAGCATATCCATTCATAGACGGGGAGATACATTCCTTTGTCGCAGATGTTATTGACCAGCAAAGATATACTAACAGACTTATAACCCTTTACGACTGGATTATGAGAGCCAGTGCAAAAGGAGTGCTTATGATGCCTGAAGATGCAATTCCTGACGGAATGTCCATAGATGACATCGCAAGCGAATGGGCTCGTTTCGACGGTCTCATATTATACAAACAAAGCAAGTATGGGAATATACCACAGCAAGTATCGTCCAACTCTACAAATATCGGCATTTCTGAGCTGCTTAACCTACAGCTCAAGTTTTTCGAGGACATTTCAGGCGTAAACGGAGCATTACAGGGGAAGCCGGGATTCTCCGGACAAAGCGCAGCGCATTTTAATATGCAGACGCAAAACGCCACCATGTCATTGCTGGATATTTTAGATACATTCAGCAGCTTCGTCATAGACGGAGCATACAAAGATGTGAAGAACATGCAACAGTTCTATGACACTAAAAGAGTGTTCAACATCGCCGGCAAAAGCGGTGCAAGTATTGTATATGACCCTAAGAAAATCCGTAACGTTGAATTCGATTTAAGCATAACCGAAAGCACTACTACACCTACATACAGAATGCTTGCCAATGATTTCCTAATGGAGCTTTACAAATCACAAGCCATAAGCGTAGAACAGCTTTTAGAGTTCGGCTCCTTCCCGTTCGCAAAAGACCTGTTGCAAAGCATCAAGTCACAGAAAGAACAGATGGAGCAAGGACAAATGCCAGAAAGCATTTCTCCACAGCTTATGCTGCAGGCACAGCAAGGTGCGAATATGAATGCTGTAAACAGATTGTACGGAGCAATGAGAGCATAACAGCAAAGGTGTCAGATTCGACACCTTTTGTATTTTATTTCCCAACACAGTGTGTAGCAAGCGGGTCGTTTGTCAATGTGGCAATTCCGTCAATGCCGTTCTTGTCTTCATAGTTATAGTTACTTCTCATTATTTTTTCTCCTTATTGTTTCGTTTGTCCTTTCCACCTTTTCTTTTTGCGTTATTCAACGATTCTACCCAATGATAGTATTGCATTCTCTTCAAGTCAACCAGTTCATCAGTGGATTTTCCTTCTCCGTTCTTATGTGCAGTATAATAGAATGACGCTTTTTTGACATCTATCATCTTGGCACTATTTTGATAATAACCTTTATGTCTCAACTGTCTGTAGTTGTTTCGGTCCGTGACTATCAGCTTGTGAGTTCTGCCATTTGGAAGAACGTAATAACGTTTTCCGTTTTCTTCATGCGCCTTGTCCGCAATTCTGATCGCTTCCTTCAATCTTAGGTAAGCGAGAAATTTTTCAATTATATTCATAGTTGCTTTTGATTAAAGTTGTTTATATTGTTGCTTCTGAAATGATTCTTGTTTTCCTCTTGATACTACCTTGTTGCTGTTTCTTGATGATTACCGGCAAATCCATCTCGTTGAAACAGATGTGCAATCCTATCGCCCTTGTCATAAGCAAGTCGTCATGCTTGCCTGTTATCGCACCATACGAGCCGTTCTTTCTCTTCTCGTAGCACTGATATTCGAATATGCATCTTTCATCCCTCTCGACATACATCCTATCTCTTATGACCTTGACAAGATTATGTATAATCATAGGTTTTGTCGCCGTGTTGGTATGAAATCCATATTTGACAGGAAGTTTCGCGCGAATATCATCTTCGGACCTTTTTCTTGCATACAATTCACCAGGATAGACATCAGCAATAAGATTGAGAATATAGTGCGACATATCGCCTTCAACATTTCTTTCCTTATCGTGCGTCTCCAAAGTGTTAGACTCTATAACCAACAGAGAGTTGTCGTAATACGCAGCTATCTGCGCAGCTTTCCATGCGAGAAGGTCTATATCGGTATGTCCGTACCATTGAGCCACAACTGCAGGCTTGTCACCATCCATCATGAACAGCCTGTCGAACACCACAATTACGGAGAAGTCCGCCTTGTTAGAACGACCTCCGACATCCACAACTGTAAGATAACGGTTCTTGCATAACACATCATCGAATACCTCAGGCTTTGACCATATATACAAAGGACCTTGACTATCTTCTTTGAAGCGTAGATTCTGAAACGCCTTCTTTCCATCGTCTCCATCGGCATACACATCGCCGATGTACTTAGGCTTCTTGCATGACGACTTCAGTTCTTCGACCTGATATTTGTCGAATACCCGTGCGCCTGAGTGAACGAACGCTTCAACGTCATCAGACGGATATTCAGAAGCCATAAGGCCATGATCTGTGTATTTCCTGCGTTCATGAATATACCAGTTGATAGCTTCAAGCGTAGCACCTTTTTCCCACAGCCACCAGAGATATTTGCCCGACACCTCTCTTGAAGAAGGTTCGTGATCGCTGTTTCTGTTACTGTACAAACGATGAGCAAACTGTTCTTTTTCTTTTTTGCTCATGAATGGCATTGAATATATATCGATGTCAAACCAGCTAATGAATAATGCTTCAAATTGTGACTTGCCTTTCTTGGCATCGTCGTACTCGATATGAAAGAAGTTGCCAGCTCCATTAGCGGTGCTCTCATATACTATCATCGTATATGGCTTATATAAAATACCTGATGTAGCTGAGCGGACTATATCTTCAGGTTTCTTCCCATCCGTTTCCTTCCATATACCTACTTCGGAAAGATGCACAAGGTTATAGTCACCGCCACGACACGAGTCTGGACGCTCAGCTGTGCCTATCTTAATCTTGCAGTTTCTCTGTGGTACCCTATGAGTGCTTCCTGACTTTCCGACAGATACAAGCTTCGGTTCGTTTTCATCATAAGTCTCATCAATCTTATACAACATATCTATAGGATACGCCTTGATCATCCTGTCAAACATATCCTTAATCTCATCAGAACCTGTTCCCTGATGAGCGATGATAAGACTGTTAAGCCCTACCTTATGAACGAGCTGAAGCCAAGCCATATAAATCTGTGATGTTGTTGAGCCACCCCACTGACGTGCTTTAAGAAGTATAAGACGAATAGGTTTGCCTGCCTTGCGCAATGCTTCAAGACGTTCAACAAATTTTCGTTGAGGACGTGTCAAACGAAAGAGAACATCATCGCCACCGCCCTTGTTCTTGATATAGACAAAAAATGCTGCCCAGAAAGGAAAGTCATATCTGCATCTAAGCTTTATGAACTGACAGACGACTTTTTCATATTCCTCGTCATAATTTTCTATGTAGAAATCCTCGTCCTTCGTACGTTCCTCCAGCTCTATCTCTTCCAACAGTCCCCTAACGGTTCCATGTTTGACGAGTTTTTTTACAAGAGGAATGTTCATCATCTCGACAGGAAGATATTGTTGGTGAATGGGAAAATCTTTAATGACTACCAGCTTCCTCTCTCCTATTGAGTTTTTACCTGTAATAGGACAGAAAGGCGCATTGATAACATCAAGCCTTTTTTCATTATCTTTCAATATCTCGAACACCTTTGCCATTATCTCTGAATAGGTTTGTTCAACAAAGCATAGAATAGGCCTAATACATAACAATACATATGTATCATTCCATTGGTATTAGGCAATAAGAATCCCAATGCGAGATAGAAAAGCATCCAAGACTGATAGTATGCCTTTCGCTGTACTTCAAACGATATTGAAGCAAACAGAAAGAATACGACACCCGACATTCCAAGTGTAGGGATATCGCTCAGCATAAACGAAGGCACCGAAACGGCAGCTAAATATGATAGATTTAATCTCAATATGCTAATGTCATAGAGAAATACCACACTCAACAAGCACCAGGCATTAAGTGAGGCATGTAGTATATTGGCATGAAAGAATGGATATAATAAACGTTCATAATATTCACATTCAGAATACGCCCCGACTTTATAATCGCTATTCAACAAAGAAGCGACAATAACCAACACCGCTATTACAATAGATGTAATCTTTTCATTCGTTCTCTTATCCATTGCTTTCTGTATTTGCTTATCATTACCTTGGCCGTTCCTGGCGATAGATAGAATTTAGGTGCTTCCTGATATATTGCCATAGTACATAGTTCTATCAACGTCTTGTTTGGATATTGTCTCTTCAGAACCATGACACGACCATACAATTCTTGAAACATTTCTCTCTTTGTGGGCCACATAGTGTCAAGAACATCTTCCCCTCTAATCATGGCCGACACTACCAGCGCACAGCGTGTTTCGCTTACCCAAAATCTTTTTGACGGTTTATCCACGATAGTTTTATAGAGTTCGGTCATACTGATATACTTGCATGAGTCAATGTATTCATCATGCGCTCTCATCAAGTCTCTGACACGCTCTTCTGAATATTCTATCTTGGTTCCTGACTGTTTCATCGCATTGTCATTTCTTTCAAAAATAATGGTTTTATGCGTTAAAAGATAAACCTATGGTATGCTTTGCCGTCTTTAATTTTGCTCTTGTTTCAAAATATAAACCAACAATTTAACAGTTATGTCTGATATTAAAAAAGTTAAAAGTAACAGAGAGCTATACAATGAAAGATTGAAAGCTAAATATCCTGACAGAGAATTTGCTGACGACGAAGCAATCTTCGGTCAAATCAACGATGATTTTGCACATTACGAACAAGAATTATCCGGCTATCAGGAGAGAGAGAAATCACTTTCTGACCTTTTTTCTTCCAATCCAAGAAGCGCCGCATTCCTTATGGATTGGAGCAAAGGAGAAGATCCTATGATCAGCATGATAAAAAAATACGGTGACGATTTCAAAGCGGCCCTTGAAGACCCTGAAAAACAAGATGCACTCGCCGCCGCAAGCAAGGAGTATGCAGAACGTATCGCTAAGGAAAAGGATTACGAGGAACAGTATAAAAAAAATATCACAGAAACTCTTGTCATTATCGAAAATCTTCAGAAAGAAGAAAACATCAGCGACAATGAGATTGACGACTGTATTGGATTCCTTTCTGGCATCATGAAAGATGCTATCCTCGGCAAATACAGTAAAGAAAGCATACTTATGGCCCGCAAGGCTCTCAATCATGACATTGATGTAGAAACAGCAGACCGAGAGGGTGAAGTTCGTGGAAAGAATGCCAAGATTGAAGAGAAGCTTCGCAAGAACAGAAAGAACGACGGTACTGCTAACCTTTCAGGCAAGAACAACACCGGATCTAAACCTATGCCCGACCTTGGAGCCATAGACCGCTACGGACAAGGATATGAAAACATCTGGGAACGTGGCGGAGAGAAACGAAAAAGATACAATTAATCCAATTAACAACCAATTAAATTATTACAAAAATGAAAAAAACATTCAAATTTATTGGTCGCTTATTGCTGATAGTATTGGCATTTGCGACAGGTGCATCATCAGATGTGCTCATGGCTAACGCCACGAATTTACCAGATGCAGGTGTAATTGAAGCAGGCTCAGCAAGTACAGACGCTACTGCTGGTATAGCAACTGAAACAGCGGGACGAGACAACGGTGACCCCGATTTCTACCTTGAAGACGTTGACAAACGTATCGTGAAAATCAGACCGATGGCAACTCCAATCGACCAGATCAGCCGATATGCGAAGTCGTCAGAAACCAAATCATTTGAAGTCAAGTACTACTCTGTCGGCACAAGAGAAATCAAGTGTACTACATCTGCAACAATGAATAAAATGACGAGTGGAGCAAGTACCACGTTGTCTGTAAGCGATGTAAACATGTTCACTATCGATGATACCATCAGAGTTATAGGTGTAAAAGCTATCACAAATTACAAAGGTAACCCTTACGATTCTTCAAAAGAAATAGTTCCTGATTTGGTATTATGCGTTTGCGGCAAAGATACTAGCAGCAATCTGCCTATAGTATATGCAGTTAACGGCAACAAGGACGAAAACGGTCAGCCTATATGGATTCCAGAAATTCCAGCTGGTACAGAATTAGTACGCATGGGTAAGGCATGTGGTGAGCTTGATGCTCAGACAGGACGTTTTAACAGTCTCCCAACTTCAGAAACACAATACTGCCAGAACTTCATGATGCAGGTTGAGCAATCTACACTCGACAAGATTGCAGCCAAAGAGGTCAACTGGGGATTCAACGATATTGAAGAAGACGGCATCTATGATATGCGTATAGCCATGGAAAACTCATTCCTCTTCGGTGATATGAACAAAATCAAACACATCACCAAAGACAACATGGCCCAATGGTTCACCAAAGGCATCTGGTGGATGGCCGGCAAAGACATTGAAGTTGGTGAATGGGATACTAACAAAAACAAAGCTGTTATCACAGACGATAACCTTGTTGACATCACAAAAGAGCTGTTCGTCGGCACAGGTATCGGCAACAAGAGAAAGATTTTATTCTGCGGTTCTGACATGCTCAGCGCATTCTCTAAAATCAAATCAGATAAATTCAGACTTAAAGACAGCGTAGAAGTATGGCATCTCAAGTTCAAGTCATGGGATACAGACTTCGGCGAAGTCCTTACAATCCACCACGAATTGTTTGACATTAACGGCATGAGTGATTGCGGATTCGCTATGGACCCAGACTACCTCTCAAAGAAAACACACGTATCATGGTCCAGAAGCACATTGGATTTGAAGTCAGCAGGCATCAGAATGACAGAAGCTGCTGTTATCAGAGAAATTTCATGCTTGTATTTGCGTAACGCAAAAGCACATGCACGTATGAAACTCGTTCAAGCAGCTTAACATCAATAGATTCAACAAAGACAAAGGGATGGGAATTTTGAAATCCCTTCCCTTTTTTCATATAAAAACACATAACCATGACAACAAAAACATACAAATCACCATCAAATATAGCCATCAACGTCGTGTTGTCTAACGGCAGCAACCTGCTGGTTTCTTTCTCTTCTAAGACTATAGGAGGAAGCATATTCACAACATCTAACGAAGAAGTCCAACAGGCTATTGAAAGACATTATAACTACAATAAGTTATTTTTCTTGGAAAGAACTGTGATTACAGAAGACAAGGTTTCAAAAACAAAAAAGAATACCCCTGTTAATACTGTTAATAAAGAATCTGCTAAATCGGAAAACATCAACAACGATGAACCGAAAGAAGACAATTCTGAAGCTACAGAAGAAGAAACAGAGAAAGACGAGGAATTGACTGCTGAAGAGGATAATAAAGAAACTGAATCTACAGAAGAAGTTACAGAAAGCGATGTCACTACAGACGGAATGACCAAAGTTGAGTTTACTGACTTGGTAAGTGCCAGAGAATATCTCAACGAGAATTTCGGCATTCCAAAACAGACAATTATGTCGAAGGCAAGCATTATAGAAGCAGCCAAAGCACATAACATCGTATTTGTTGGATTGTCATAAAATCTAATATTATGGCAGTCTATCAAATCGATAAAATATTAGAAGATGTCAGAGTGTCGCTTGATATGAATCAGAACAGCGACACTCTGATTGGTATTAATGATGAGGGTACTCTTTCTATCAATGAAATAATACAATCCAAGATTGTAGAAGCAGTCAAACGTGTACATATCAACGCTCCATCACACTTGCTTGATTTCGGCAATCACTTCGCAAACTCTATAACATGGAATACAAACGGCAAAAGCGGATGGATGATTCTCCCTGACGATTTTATGAGACTGATAACTTTCGAGATGAGCGATTGGGATCAACCTTGTTTTGAAGCAATCAGCACCGATGATATAAAATATAAGATGGTCCGTTCAAGATTCCCTGTAATGGGAACACCACAAAAACCGATTGTTGCAATATCAGTAAGTCCTAACGGAAAGATATTAGAATTCTACTCTTGTAAAGATGATACTGCAACCGTTAACAAAGCTGTTTACCTACCTTATCCTGAAATTGACGAGTTCGATAGTATCAAAATATCTCAAAGATGTTATGATAGTGCCATTTACACTATTGCCGCATTGGTACTTGCCGCATTGGGAGAAAATGAAAAAAGTGCCCAATTCAATGAATTAGCTAAAACAAATTTAATTTAATAAGCCATGGCAAAAGAAACTACAGACAACAATGGTTATAAAAACCAACATATCCAAGGAGATTTAAGTGTCTCACGCAATGTTAATATTGGCGGTAACACGACTCAACAAGGCAGTCAGCATATTAAAGGGAATGTTAAAATTGAAGGTTGGCTTGATGCAAAAAATATAAAAGGTGCAAACAAAGGCATATTCACTTCCATAGAAAAACTTAGAGCTGCATATCCAATGCCTCACGATGGATGGTGGGCTATTGTAGGTAAATCACTTCCCGGTCCAATCTATGTAGGTGACGGCGGAGAATGGGTTGCAACAGGTGAAAATGGAGGAAACCCAACTGTAGATAGTGAACAATATAATCAAGCAGTCAGTGAAATACAAGAAGACATCAATAAAATTGAGGACGCAATCTCTGATATCAAAACGACAAACACTTCTCAAAGCACTCAATTAACAACATTAGGGAATATAGTAAACTCTGTACAAACTCAAGTTAATAATGTTGAGCAGACATCTAACAACACCAAACAAGCCGTTTTAACCCTTCAAAAATCCCATGATGACTTTGCAAATTCAAAAGGACTGGTTAACGGCATTGCTCCATTAGGCGGAGACGGTAAAATCCCAGCTGAACATTTGCCAAGCTTCGTCGATGATGTTATTGAGTTTGCCGAAGCTGTCGAGAATATCACTGTACAATTAGATAGTATTGATAACAAATCTACGGATGAAGGCTGTGATGTCGTATATAATAAAACAAGCAATGTATTTGTACTAAAAGTATTTGACGAGAGTTTACAATCGTTCATATATTATGCTAATTGGCTTGATGCCGATATTTGGGGAGATGCTTTATTATCTTTATATGGTCGTACCCCATATGCTGGGAAAGTTTATGTAGATACACAAAAAAACATTACATACCGTTGGAGCGGTACTACTCTTGTTGCTATAGGTTCAGACCTTGCATTAGGATATACAAACGGCACTGCATTTCCTGGCAATGAAGGCAAGATTTTGCAGAATAAAATGAAAGAAGCTCAAGACGACATTGATAATATCGAAAATGACATTTCAAATTCTGGAATAAGAAGCGTTATCAATGCAAATTATCTGTTCCATACTTCAAATAATTTCACATTTGCAGTTATTCTTGATCGCATTGCTAACCTTGAAAATGCAAAAGCCTATCAATATCCTGGCGTAATAATCACATTTAAAACTGAAAACGGCTGGCAATCCAAACAATGGACCAACACATCTGATTGGTCAACAGAAAACAATTGGACCGACTTTGGAACAAACGGAGAGAGTATTGGCAACACTATCAACGTAAATGCCCTATGTGATAATATCGAGTATTCTTTAAGCACAGCCATTCAAGCCGTACAAGACTTGGAGCAAGAAAGCGGTTTATCATACTTCAAGAGCGGAGTTGTGCTTACATTTAAAACTACTGATAAAGATGCTAATGGCGCACCTATTTGGCTTGCCTATCAGTTTACAAGAGAAGTCGCAGATATCAACCCTGCTGATGAGAAACCATGGGTGGCTTTCGGTGCAGGTGGCGGCAATAACGTGGAAACATCAGACAATCCAGAGAAAGACGGCAAACAAGCCCTTTCAACAGGCGGTGCATACGAAATGCAGGAAAAAGCCATTGGAAGCTTTGATGAGGAAAGCGATGAGGAATACATCTATTACAAAGCTGTAAACCTCAACGGCAAACAACTTCCAGATGTGGAAATAAAGATACCCAAAAATACAGGTGGTGGAGGTTCGAGCGAGGACAGCACATTATCCATATACTTCGAAGAAGCTGCACCTACCGTAGCCTACGGTTCGGAAATCCTTGTGAATCTTGCTTTGCGTAGCGTAAGTTATCCTGACGGAAACGAGGTTTTAGGGGTTATCCGCAGTCTCTCCATCATTGACGCAAGTACCGGGTTGACGTTATTCAACGAAAATATGAATGAAGTCAGTTCTGCAAGCGCCACTGATTTCAAATTCCAACTTGATTTTACAGAATATTTCAGCAGTGCCGCATCTAAAAGCTTCTTTGTACAAGCAAGCGACGCTGATGGCAACACCAAAAAGAAAGCAATTACGATTGTAGCTGTCGATGTTACCGTTGAACAACCGATGCCTCTTAACTACACAAGCAGCACTTCATTGACTGTTGGAGGCTCAACAAAGAGTATCGGACAATTTTACAAGTTCCCGAACAACTCTTCATCAATTCTTGCTGTAGTGGAAATGCTTTACAACGGAGAATGGAAGAAGTTGGGCGAAGCTACCATAAACGACAGTTATACCAAGAGTATTTCTGTCAATCCAAGCAATGTGTTCGGTGGCGGTGAAAAACTTTTGCATGGCGCTTATCCTGTGCGTTTATATGGTATTGAGACCAAGTCAGGAGTAAGAGGTAATACCATCTATTCTACCCTTATGTGCATTGATACTGACAATACAACTCCTATCGTGGCTATCCGTTTTAACGACACAAACAACGGTTCTATGCGATTGTATGACAATCTGACGGTTGAAGTTGCCGCTTATACTTCAGGACAGACAGAAACACATGTTGATGTGTATTACGGTGACGAACTCGTTACCTCTATTGAAGCCATGATTTCCGAAACACTTAAAATCAATAGGCAAATACAAGGATATTCAACCGACGGTACACAGAAAATCATTGTTCATGCCGAAAGCGGAACCGTATCAACCAATAATATAGAAGTTACTGTGTCAGGCAGTGCTATAGGTGCTATCATCAAAGACGGTGCACTGTTTGGCTTTGACTTCGCCAGCCGTAGCAATAGCGAGAGTGACCATACTATTAAGAACAACGGTGTTGAAATGATAGTGAAAGGCTCTAACTATTCAAGTAATGGCTTTGTTGACTATCTTGGAGAACGTTGTTTGCGCATTGCAGAGAATGTAACAGCAGAGATTATAGGTTATAATCCATTCGGCAATTCGGCCACAGAACGCACTACAGGCAATGCCATCCAGTTTGCTTTTGCGACCAAGAATATCAAGGAAGCTAATGCAAAACTCGTCGAGTGCTACGATCCAGATAGCGGAGCTGGTTTCTATATCTGTGGCAACAAAGCTGCTATCTATTGTAAGACAGGACAACCTTCGTTAGTTGAGCGTTCTTTCAAATGTGGCGAAAAGCACACTATGGCTATAGTCGTTGAGCCGTCTACAATCTATGTAACCAGAGGCGGTAGCAACTACTCTTGTATCAAAATGTATATAGACGGTGAAGAAGTCGGCTGTATCGGTTACATCAGCAACAGCGGTGCAATCCTCAACAGCAAGACAATCACGTTCAATGGAACTGATGGTGATTTATACTTGTATTATTTCATTGCATACGACAGCCATTACGAATGGGCGCAGGCATTTCAGAATTACCTATGCAAACTTACAGATACTACCGCCATGATTGCGGAGTACGAGAAAGAGGATGTGCTTGACACGCAGAACCGCCCGACACTTGAAAAACTGAAAGAGAAAGGTATCCCGTACTATGTCGTAGTACAGGAGCAATCCACCTTTGACACGTTTGACGGCGATATTGACACAAGCAAGAAGTTTGAGTGTACGCTGTACTACTACCACCCAACAATGCCTTGGCGCAGCTTTAAGGCAGTAAAAGTTCAGTGGCGCAGACAGGGTACGACTTCGGCAAAACGTCCTATCAAGAATGACCGCTTCTACTTGCGCAAGAATGAGGGCTGGGAAGTAACACCTATCTACCCGGACTACACCAATGAGGATGCGTTGATTTCATACGAGTTGATGAAACTCGGCTATGTGCGTGTAGGCGAAAACTCAATTCCTGTAAGCATCATCACCGTAAAGGTGGACTATTCGGACAGCTCGGGTGTAAACGACTGCGGTGTTTGTGACTTGATGAACGCTACTTATCGTGCGCTCGGCAGCAACTATCTGACCCCTGCACAGCGAGCCTTTGACGGCACTTGGGAGAAGAAAGGAGTAAGGCTGACAGGCTTACAGATGAACCACTCAACTGCCAATCACCCGATTGCGGCATTCCGTTCGACAATGGAGAGCCTTACCGATGCTTGGTTTCACGCAAAGGGCAATTGGAAAGAGGATAAGAACGAACAGGTTGCACTCGGTTTCCTCGATACTCCGGGCTACAACTTAGGCTGTGTAAACTACGGTGATTTCATTGAGTATTTCGGTAAGGAGGGCGAGAGCCTTGACGACATCGAAATGCGCTTCAAGAATGACAGCACCACCGACAAGAGCCAACTCTACCTGTTGTCGCTCTACTGTGGCGAGAACTATCGCTTTATGGCATACGAGAGCGGAGCGTGGACGGCGCAGAAGGGCGAAATGAAGCAGGTAAACGGCAAATGGCAGATTACAGGTAAGGTGCTTAACCCTGTGAGCGGTTACGAGTTGTTGAGTTATGACGGCTTGAATTGGTGGCAGGGCGTTGGCAGCATTGCCGATATGATGGAACCTACCACTGCCGAAGCTTCTTGGGTTACAAAACTTAAACTCGGACAGCCTACATATCCGATGTGGACACGCTATTTCGAGTGTATGATTGACGATGACCAACTGCAAGAGGACTTGGCAATGGGTCGCAAGGTCCCATACGATCTGTTTCAAATCTTGAAATTCTGTGATAGTTGTGACTACTCTAAAGAGTCTCTTTCTGGCACTTGGCAAAATATATGGAAAACACAGATGTGGAAATATATCAATCCATATTCTCTTGTGTCTTACTATCTATTTACCGACTATCTTGCTGCTGTTGACCAACAGGCGAAGAATATGCAACCTATGTTCTTCTTGGAAGACGGTTGTAGTGTAAAAGACGGTGTATATAGCGGTGCGAACGGTATGAACGCACGCCGTATGTACTGTAACAAGGTGTACGACTGCGATACCTGTAACGGAAAGGACAATGACGGCGGCCAGACAATCGATCCTGAAGTTGACCCAGGAGACTTAACAAGCAGCGCATACGCAGGACGTGGCTCTGTACTTTGGAACAACATCAGAGGACAGCAAACAATGGAAGTTGACCAAAACGGAAACACCATCACATTGCTGGCAATCGCAGACACTATGCGTTCACTGCCGGATACTCTTGGAATTGGTGCAGGACCATTCTCACCCAAAGGTGCATTACACTATTTTGTCAATGAGCGACTGAAGAAATGGCCAAAGGTTGTTTCAAGTTTTGACGGAGAGCGTAAGTACATCAAGTACACAGGCTATAGCGACATCTATTTCTATGCTCTTCAAGGTCTTGGATTAACTTCTCTTCCTGCGTTCATTGAACAGCGCTGGCGCATCAGAGACGGTTACTACCGTTGTGGCGACTTCAAGGCAGAGAGCGGTTATATCGGCGGTCGTATCGGTGCAAAGGACGGTGCTGTTATCCGTTTCAAAGCAGCCAAGACTGGTTATTTCGGTATCGGAAACGACAGCGGTAACATTACCGAGGGTATTTACCTGCAAGCAGGAGAAGAAGGTGTATTTAGAAATTTCCAACATGGAGAGAACATTATGCTCTACATATATCAGGCAGACCGTATGAGTATGCTTGATTTGAGTGAAATCAGCATAGACCCTCAATTCGGAAATACTTTGTCAAAAATGACTTTATTGCAGGAGTTGTATTTGGGCAGTGAGACTCACGACAATTGGACCATGTCTCCTGGCAATACTGGATATATGACTAACCTTGATTTAGGCGATATGCCGTTCTTGCGTATTCTTGATGTACGTCATACCGAAGTACAGACTATCAATGCATCAAAGTGCCCTCGCTTGGTTTCAGTTAATGCAAACCATACTGAACTCTCAGCAATCACTCTTGCTGAGACATCTCCTGTAGAGATATTGGTTCTGCCTGAAACAATGTCAGAGATCGTATTGAACAACTTGCCAAAACTCACATATCCTGGCGGTTTAACAATTGGAGGTTTCAATAAAGTAACTAAAGTATATCTTAACGGCTGTCCACACATAGATACAATGACCTTATTGCAACAAATTACATCTTCAAGTTCCTTACGAACAGTACGTATTCCTGATGTAAATGTATCAGCAAGTATTGACATGCTTCGGTCTATAAAAAATAGCGGTGCTATCGGTCTTGATGCCAACGGCAATGCTTACGACGAGAACAGACAATGTAGCGGTATTACAGGACGCTGGATATTGACAGAGCTTGTAGAAGATAGCGAAGTCGTAGAACTTCAAAATTACTTCAAGGAATTAGACATCTACAATGCCCAATTCTCACAGATTATATTCAACGATGAGGAAGCTGACAGCGCAAATATAACCAACACAGACAATAAAACAGGTTATTTGTACGGCAACAAATATGAAAAAAGCGGGCACTTTGCTCGGATTGAAGCGGCAAGTCATGCTTATCGCACTATTTATGATGATAGTGCTGGTGTTATGAAATGTCGTCAATTGAGTGATGATAACTACAATTACTTTGCAGACGGAACAGAACTAGATTTAAGTGATACATCCGGAGAAGGTTTTGATATCATGAAACATCTGCCTAAGTATTGGTACAAAGGTGTTAATGATTACAAAAATCAACAGAAACACTTATTTGCCTCATCACAAGAGAGCGAGCCTATGAGTACAGCAAACAAGATAATACGAAAGAATTTGAGCGAAATTATGCTACAGGAACTCTCGTCCGTATTCGTAACTGGCAACAGGGTGGGCAGTCCGTTAATAATCACCGAAAATGCAAACCACAACACATATTCGATAGATGTTGATGGCATGAAACAAGTTCGTTTCCCTGGTGTCAACTCGAGTGCTGTCGGTGGCGCATTCGTGGACGAAAACAACAACGTAGTATCGTTGTTCAATATGTACGTTACACACTCTCTGTTTGACTTCACTCCAGGCGAATATATCTTCTGTGATGTTCCACAGGGAGCAAAACGCTTTGTGTTCTCTTCTCAGATAGGTTTGGGCGATATTGAAACTATCGCTGTAGATAGTAATTCCATTGAAGCTATTGAACCTGATTGGGTACATACACCTGACCGTCTTGTTGGGGTTTACGGAGCTTCTGTTGATGGACTTATGAGATTAAGATCTATAAGCGGCGCTAAGTCTAAAGTTGGCACTAACACAGCACAGACAAGTTCAGAATGGACGTATGACGACAACGGAAAGGTAAACAACGTAACAGCACCTAATGTCAAAAACTTCACATGCAAAGATTTCCAGAACCTTGCAATGTTACGCAGAAATGGCTACCAAGTTATTGACTACGAAATGAGCAAGGATATTGCAAACCTTGTAATGGCATTAGTGGGAACCCGTGATATCCAAGCATACGCAGGCTATGGTTGCACTGCCGGTTATACAACTGGTGCAAACTCTCTAAATACCTACGGCAATCAGACACGTAAAAATTCTAGCACCACCATAGGCAATTTGATATTCGGTTTACAGAATTTCGTAGGATGTAACACAGAGTGGACAGATAATGTTGCAGTAAATGTGGTGTCATTCAAGTCATACCTGAAGAATAAGGGAGTTGGAATTACAGCTGATGTAGTTGATAATGTTTGGCATATCTACGATCCTGTAACCGATACAGAACGTACCGTACAAGCATGCGCCGCTTCTGCTACTCACTATACTATCGGTCGTGTTAGGTTCGGTCGATACTGTGACTGTATCGCTTCAAAAATGACTGTTGATAATTCTGCCTATAATCAATGGTACACTGATAGTTACTATTACTCTCCTACTTCATGCCGGGTCGTTGGTCGTGGGGGTTACAATGCGAATGCGTATTACGGTCTCGTTTATGCGAGCGCGAGCTACGCTTCTTCGAACGCGCACACGAGCAACGGTTCTCGGCTCGCCTTCATTGGAAATTTAGAATTTGAAGAATAAAATTATGAAAACGAAATCGCAAAGCGTCAGAGTGAGAGACCCCGTTTGTTAGGGGTCTGCTCACTCTCGGCAAAAATATAAAAGGTAGAGTGTCTCCCAGCCGGGTCGTTGGTCGTGGCGGTAACAATGCGAATGCGTATTACGGTCTCGTTTATGCGAACGCGAACAACGCTTCTTCGAACGCGAACACGAACAACGGTTCTCGGCTCACATTCAATGCGCATAATCGTGGATTAATATCCATGCTTATATATAATCGTTTCATCAGAAGCGAGAGACACGAGCCTCGACAACCCTATAAATAGAAAGTCGAAAAATAACTTAGTGCCTGAAGGCTTAATTATATATTACTATGAATATAATATATTCCCAATAAGTAACCTTATGGATGAAATTACATCAAGAAGAAACATCGAAGATGCTTTCGATTATGTAATATCTCATCTTGAATGCCAAGAACAGAAGGATAAATACCGACCACAAAGACAACTAATCTGCGACAGTCTCCAGACCGATATACAAAAAGGCACTTTTCGTGTCAAAGAATACAAAGAAATGATTGTCAAAGATGGTCCTAAAGAAAGAGTTGTTCAAGCACCTCGTGTATATTACAGAATCGGATGTCATGCCATAATGGTAGTGGTTGAAAAACATCTGCATCAAACATTAATAAAGAACACAGCTGCCAGTATTAAAGGCAGAGGTATGCATTGGTTACATCATATCGTAGAAGAAGATATTAGAAATGAACCTATAATGACAAAATATTATTACCAATGCGACCTGTATCATTACTACGACAGCATATCGCAAGATAAAATGAAGCAAATTTTGAGAGAGTACATTTCCGATCCAGTCCTTCTGCCAATGCTTGACAATTTTGTAGAACTCTTGCCTGTTGGACTATCAAAAGGTTTGAGGTCCTCACAATGCTTTGCCAATATATTCTTAAACACTATTGACCACAATATGGTCGATATAGCGAACAGATATGTACTTGAATTGGATGATGGTTCATACGAAACAAGAGCTTTGTATTACAGATATTGCGATGACATTGTAATGTTCGCCGACAATAAGAAAGACCTTTGGAAATTAAGGAATACCCTTAATGAGTATATAACATCAATGGGACTGAAGATAAAAGGCAATGAAGTAGTCAGACCGCTTCTATGTGGCCTTGATTTTCTCGGTTATATCAATTATGGAACACACTCTCTAATCAGAAAAAGAACCAAACAAAAAGCAGCAAGACATCTTGCCAAAGTCAAGTCAAGAAAACGGAGACAATCAATTATTGGTTCATTTAAAGGCATGGCATGCCATGCGGATTGTAAAAACCTATTCAAAAAATTAACAGGAATGAATATGAAAAAATTTAATGAAATTGGAGTCGTCTATAAACCAGCAGACGGCAAAAAGATATTTCCAGGAAACACCTCAAGATTATCCACCATTCAAAATATACCAATTGAAATTCATGATTATGAAAGAGACGTTAAGACATCACAAGGTGAAGGTCGTTATCTCGTAAGTTTTAGATATGTTCAATCTGGTATGTGGTCTAAATTTTTCACTGCTTCTGACGAGATGAAAAACATATTGGATCAAATAAACGAGATAGGCGGTTTTCCTTTTAAAACGACAATAGTCAGCGAGAGATACGACGGCAACAAAACAAAATACAAGTTTACATAGTAAAAGATAAACCTGCAATGTCAATTTATGATAATAGTTTTGCATTAACAACTAATCTTACAATTATTTGACATGGATAAAAGATATGGAGCTCAACAGCGCAACGATTGTTTGATGAAAATAGGACGCAACAAATGGGAGTTGATTTACGGTTTTGATACAGACGGCGTGTCGGGATGGACCTACAGAGAGCGTTTTAATCATAAACCTACAATTGAAGAAATCAAGGATATTATCATCGACCAAATCAACCGCAATGTTGAAGAAAAAATTCTGTGCGGCTTAATTTGGAAAGATATGCCTATATGGCTATCCACAGAAAACCAATTCAATTATAAAGCAGCTTACGATTTGGCTGTACAAACAAATGGTGCGTCTCTGCCAGTGAAATTCAAATTTGGCACAGATGAAGCTCCTATATATCATACATTCAACGAACTTGAAGAGTTACAGGAGTTCTATATGTCATCTATTGCTTTTGTTCAACAAGTTCTTGACGATGGCTGGAACGAAAAAGACAATCTTGATTTAAGTGTATTCACCCAATAAAATTCGCAAAGAAAGATGGAAGAGATTTTAATAACAGCAGGCAGCGTAATTGGTTCATTGGGAGGATTTGAACTCATCAGATGGCTACTTAACCGTAAGAGCAACTCTCGTGTAGCAGAGGCTAACGCTGATAGTGCCGAGCTAAAAAACGACGTTGACGAGTTTCATTTCCTTAAGGAAAGAATCGAGTTCAAAGACAAGCAACTCATTGAAAAAGAAGAACGTTTTGTAAAACAAAACGAACATGTTATGCAACTTAACAAACAGCTTCTTGAGCAAACTTTAGAAAATGGCAGACTCAAAGCCGAGAATAGCGAACTCAAGGCTGAGAGAAAAATGAAGTTATGTGAGGTCAGGAATTGTCTCCAGCGTGAACCACAAAGCGGATATTGATATGAAAATACTTATAGACAACGGACATGGCAAAGAAACGCCAGGCAAACGCAGTCCTGACGGAAAATTAAGGGAATACAAATACACCCGTGAAATAGCGAAAGAAATAGTTAATAAATTGTTATCTGCTGGTTTTGACGCTCAACTGTTAGTTCCGGAAGAAGACGATATATCACTCAAAGAACGAGTTAAAAGAGTCAATAAAGCATGTTCCGACTTAGGGAAAGAGAATGTATTGCTTATTTCCATTCATGTCAATGCCTTTAAAGATGGTAACGAATGGCAATCTCCTCGTGGTTGGAGCTGTTACACTACAAAAGGAAATACCTTGTCAGACCAATTAGCTACAATTTTATACGAGGAAGCCGTCACTATACTTACTGGCCATCGGATAAGAATGGAGATGTCGGACGGTGATGCAGATTGGGAAGAAGATTTCTATATTCTCAAAAAGACATTATGCACAGCAGTCCTTACAGAAAACTTTTTCATGGACAATAAAGAGGACGTTGCATTTCTTCTTTCTGATAACGGAAGAAATGCCATTGTCAGAACTCACGTCAATTCAATTAAAAAATATATAGACAAAAGGAAATTATTATGAAAGAACTCAAGGCAGTGTGTTTTGCTTTAATAATAGCGACTCTTATCGTGTTGATAAGTGTAGGCGGACGCTATCTAATAGAACATCCAGAATATAACGAACCTATAAGAGATACGGTATTTGACACTATCCCCTACTACCATCCTGTGCCTAAAGACAGTACAGTAATCAACTACATAACAGTCGAATTGCCTATCGCAGATGATGAGGAAGATAACATCCTTATCACCAACGATTCAGATAGTACAACTGTCGTCTTACCTATAACACAAAAGATATATACAGACGACAGCACATATAAAGCATACATAAGCGGATATATGACATCGTTAGACAGTCTTTTACTTACAAGACGAACAGAAACGATAATAAAGAATATCCCCTGCCCTGATTACAATGACAAGAGATGGTCGGTAGGCGTTCACATTGGATATGGTCTAACAGTATCATCAACGCCACAATTCACACCATATATAGGAATTGGTTTAAGTTACAAACTATTTAATTTCTGAAGCATGACAGAAACAATATTCACACTTAACAAAAATGAAATCTTTGAGGAAGTTGCAAAAACTACACTTTATACCGGCGTAAAAATGGATGATGACGAAAAAGCATACGACAGAATCTTCACAACAGATGAAGACAAGATCATATTGAATAGATTTTGGGAAGAATCCAAAAACACAGTATGCGACTTCCTGAAAAGAATACTATCTTCCGAGAATGAAGAAGATGATATCTTAACAATTAAACTGGAATTGTCAGCTGCTTTTGATACATCTTTGGAAAGCAGTATGCGAAGCAGTCTAATATCTTTTTTTGTAATGAACATCACTTCCAAGTGGTTTAATTTAACAAATAAGCAAGAGTCCGCTGGATGTGCTGCCGAAGCTGCCACATATCTTGAAGATGTCAAAAGGAAAGCATTATTCAAAAAAAGACCGACAAGACCCATATATTAACCATTAAAAAATATTACAATGGCAACTATACAAATAAATGTAGAACTTGAAGTCAAAGAAATAATCTATGACATTCAAAACAAGGCGTTTTTAACAGGACAAGCAAGAGAAGCTGGAGGAATAAACTATGAAGCAGCTTCCAACATGCAGGTCAGTGACGACGAAGAAAACAGCTACCAGATTAGACGTTCACTCTCCACTTCCTTAGCAGTGCTGAAGAGTATTCTTAGCGAGCATCTAACTAACGAGAGCGATAACAGTAATAATAAACTAGATGATGAAATTGACAATGATGGCAAAATCATACTTGCTTTTGAAATGCCTTCTAATTACAACAAATCATCAGTTGACTCACTTGGAAAATCAATTCATTCTTATCTTGTTGACAAATCGTTAGCAGATTGGTTCGCGATAAATTCAACATCAGACTCAGCAATCTATCTTGATCGTTCTTTAGTTGACTTGGATAATGTCAAGAGAGCATTATGCAAACGTTCACGCCCAGACAGACCAACATATAATTAAAGGCTATGAATAGTAATAGAACTGTAGTACTGGTATTTAAGCGTTCAGAACTTCTTTATGATGCATCTAACTACTCTTTCTTAGAAGCTGATATCATGAAAGGAGATGACGAGCACCTCAAACATCAAGTTTTTGACATTGACCAAAATGGGAATGTTGACAGAGTAACAAGAGTGCTCAACCTCGCACATGCAGAATGTGTCGAAATGCTATTCCCTTATACCAATAGAGAGACAGAAACAAATGAAATTGACGACACCCTTACATCGCCAGAGTTCTACCGTATTGAGATGAGCATTCCTTGCACTTTCTCAGCAACAACTATTGAGTTACTCAAAAACCTCATCCATGAATATTTAATATGCAGAGTTCTTGAAGACTGGATGAGCATTACTAAGCCCGAAAGTCAATCCAATTGGCGTGAGAAACTGGAAGCCGCCAAAAGAAAGATACAAGTTTCTTTGACATCGAGAGGAACTGTATTAAGACGGAAACAAAGTCCATTCTAAAAACAAAAGCCGAGTTTTGCTCGGCTTTATTGTTATCTCAATCTGTTAGTTAATCTTGCTTCATATTGTACAGAAAAACCTCTCATGCTTTCTTCCTTGCCTAATTTACGCAGTATTGCCAATCTGTAATATTTGTACGGAGTTCCTCTGAATCCGCTCATCTTGACATCAGTGGAAGACCACACGATAACCCAATTATTCATATCATTAGAAGCGTACAGCACCTGTGATATAATCCGACTATTGAGATTACCTCTCTGAATGATAGTTGAAATCGTCTTATGAACATCAGGCTGCTCCATCTTGAACGGACGTGTTATCAGCAATACCTTATTGTTATTATTGCTATATTGTGAAAAGTCAACGAGTCTATTATCGTTTGTCATCGCTAATGCTTCAGGATACGAGTTGACATTCTCTTTAAGGTTACTCAACATCATTCCCCATAATTGCGATTTGAAGGAATAGACGTATGCATATCTGATATTAGGATTATACACTATCAGATGTTGATGAGGATAGTCGTATAACATTCTGCAATTCTTAATAAAATCCCCAAATGACACCAATTTAATATCGTTTGTACTTAATGTGCCATCATATAACTCCATAATTTTATCCACCTTAGGTAATTCAGTAATATCGAATATATCTTCCGTATTAAGTTTGTCACTTATGCTGGTAACATTAGACCCAGAAAGTAGCATGATACCTCTTTGAGTAACGAATAGCACTGCACTATCGAGCTGCGTTATGCCGGCAGGATTTATGACGACATCCCTTGAAATTGGCTGACGTGCTGAGTATGTACCCGTAGATGTTATTTCCAATGCCCAGATACCTTCTGATGTAAACGCATATAATGGATACTGGCCGAACTGACCTTGAGAAAGAGCCTTTGCCGCTGTTGACAAGGCATATATCTTGGAAACAGGCAAAGAGACTGTGTATTCTTCTGAGAACCTAAACGGATTGTTCACGTCTGATAGACGAATGATGTTTCCGTATTCTATGGTATTAGCGGAAGGAACATTAAAATAGTCAGGAACATGCCCTTCATATTCTTCTGGGACATTTATTATTTCATAATTTGATATATTTAATACATCAAAAAAGTTAAACGCATAAGATAAGTTGAGTAATTCATGTCTTTTTAACGGTATTGTTATTTTTCGATATGCTAAATAATATGCAAAATCTTTATAATCATCAACTATAACAACCAGATTCTTTGCATTATTATGAGGAAAACTAAACGACAATAAATCTTTTATATAAACCGTACCATCCGATGTTGGTATTTCCACAAATATTTTCTGTCCGTTTTCATATATCTCGACATATGCCTTTATGATTTCTGCATTTGTACCTTCTTTATTTTCAGCAGGATTCTGTATTCTCAAAGATGTACATACGTTCCCTATCTGCACCTTATCAAGTATAACATTAAGACGGTTGTTATAGTTGAAAGAATGTTTTGATATAGTTCTATTGTGCATTTGACCCAAATCAGATAATGTCTGACGAGTAGTCAAATTATTCAACGTTCCATCAATTATGCTTATCTGACCATTCCACTCATTATTGCTTAACTCTGAAATGCTTAACTCTGAAATTTTATAAAAAGAATTACAGCTTGTTAAAACATTTTCATAGCTCTGACCGTCTGTTCTTTTTGTTTCAATATAAAATTTTCCTGATATACTATCTACAGCGCCTTTAGTTATTACATACATATTTATTTTAGCAAAATCATTTTCTGATATTGACTCTTGGGTTTTGAATGCATAAGCTTGATCAGTTTCATTCAAAGCGAAATAATCACTCATTTTATATACGGAATATTTACCATTAGGGAAAGTAAATCCTTCTGGTTTTTGTTCCGTAAGAACATCTGAATAAACAGTGTACTTACTACAATCGAATGCAAAATAACAATCAGATGATATTTCTGTATAGTTTGTAAAAAAGAATCGTGTTTCAGTTTGTCCTATATTATCTGTTTTACGAAACCAAGCCAGCGTATAATAACTCATATTATATTCATCCGTTCCTACAGCTAATTCTGATACATTTTTCCATTTTTGTTCTGTCATTACTTTCATAGGAATTTTTCCATCATCGTATGACAATTTTCTGATTGACACCAGCGATTGAGCATTGTCTGTATAATCTATCAATGGTTCTGTAACAAAAATATCAATATCAGTAATTATATCTCTCCAATTACTTATGGTATTCGACACATTAATACCCGCAAACAATTTACTAGCAAAATAAATTGGTTCAAATAAAGCTTCTGTCGTAGATTCATTATTAGAGCCTGTCCCCTTGTTTATTATTACAGAAAACAACGGCTTGCCCCATGTCATAGGAACCATCAATACCGGAACTGTATGTCTTATATGAGAACCGTCATATAATCGATATGCAAATCTTACATAAAAAGGTTCAAAAAAATAGCCTTTTTCCTTTAAAGTTTTTGAACGAGGATTGATAACTGAAAAGACCTTTTCATATATATTGTTCTGCAATTTATTATTTAGGCCTATTGCATCAATAGTCTCATCATTTAGTTTGTCGCATAGTTCTGGATATAATATCTCATCAAGATTATCACCTGTACCCGTTATTTTCTCTGACAATTCAGGATTATCCAATTCAAGCATAAAAATATCTTTAAACGAATTGGTGTTCATTAAATTCGTGCTTATATACGGTCTCACGTTCAACTCTGGCAGCTCATTGCCAAGACTTATATATTTATCTTCTTTCCACAAAAAATAATACATACCGTCAGATGTCAAAACAACAAGAGTATTTCCGACAGGTGTTATCTGATATATTGCTACATTTATAAAAGTATATATATGATTGCCTGTATTAGTTACAGAATTTGTATAACCCAGCAAAGTAGGAAAGTCTTCATATACTTGGATATAATGTACTCTGTCAGACATTTCATGAATACATTTAACAGCAAATCCTTCGACTGGTGTAAATATCTCTTTGGGTGGCAAGACAGAACGCATTGCTCCGTCTTCATTTATTGCATTAAGACTCATTGCCAAATCTCCATCAGCGCACTCATAGTCCGAAGGGCTGGCGGAATATCCGTTGTATTTGACTTCTTTAATCATTTTATAATAGATGTTTGGTTATTATTGGTAACATATTTCCGTATCTGTTATCTTTTACAAGCTCTCCTACCGTCAGCCTCGCAACATCATTCACATTGCATTCTTCAAGTATGACTTTGCTCAATCTGACTGACCAAATCCGGCAGTGTCTTCCGTACTTGCCGCTTGAGCTAATTCTGCCTTCATATTTTCCAGCCATAGGCGAGCGATGTTTTACATATAGGTAAAATTCATCATCATCAGTCAATATATCAATCACGTCCCCGACAGACAAGCGGAGACGTGAAACTATACCTGATGTAATGTCTATCTTTCCAGAAGCGTGGAAGATGATATCAGGTTTTCTTGCATTTCCCAAGACGCTTTTCATAAGGCTTCCGTATTTGGTAATATGTTTCGTTGTTGACGGTTTTTCTTACTGATATGGGCAGTCTTTTCTGCTTGTCAGCTGACAATCCGTAGTCATAGAATATTCTGCCGACCGTCGGACATAGTGTCTCGAAACCGATACATTTATATTTTGCGTTATACTGTATCTCGCACATCTGTGTTTCCTGCTCTATGTTCGGATTGACCATAAACGCGTATCTGTCCTCGTCAGGAACGAAGAAAACAAATACCTTTGCCATTCCGTCTCCGTCAGCGTTTCTTCTGATATGTGCAAAAAGTCTTTTAGACAATGTAATCGAATTGTCTTTAGGGTCGGCAATCACATAACATCGGCGTGACTGTAACCATAGCTTAAATTCATCCATCTTAATCATGCTCAAAACTACAATTAAACGATGACGTTATCTGTTTAACTTTTTCCTGCTGTTGTCGTAATATACCATTCTTGAACGGAACGTGATTGTTTCGATGAAAGTGTATGTCAATGTAGCGTTGAGCGATGCTATATGTTCTCTGACCGCATCTTCGCTGCTGAATATGTAGGCACATATTTCACATTCGTTAGTACCCCTGACATTGACAATGTTGGCGTAATACTTGCGTCCGAACAAGAACGCCATGATTTCTTTTAATGGTGTTGTTTTTGTTTTCATGATCTGTAGTTTTTAAGTTTTTGTGTAAATCCTTGTGTTTTTCCGATAAGAATACTGCGCTGGCGCATGTATTCCTCATGGTCTATAATATTTTTATCGAAAGCCCTTTCGAGCTCAAATAATCTCTCTTCAATTTCTTTGAGTGTCATGTTTTATTCCTCCTTCAAATATTCTTTGTTGAAATAACAGTACTCAATCATATATTCAATTAAAGATATAACCTCATTATAAATATTACTACAATCTTTAGAATCACAATAAGCTGCCAACCAAGCCATTTTTCTATCTGGCAACATAGCGATAAGTCTATGTAATGACCAGGCAGGGAAATAATATTTCTCCGATCTTTTCATCTCTTCTGTGTAAGGTGTTGCCAAAACACCCCATATCTTCATTGATGCACTCTTATAATGCAGCATATCCGCAGTTTCTGGTTTTACCCCTAATTCAAGCAACCTCTTAGATTGCTCAATGGTGGTGCATATTTGTGTGTTAAATTCTATGTTTTTCATATCTATTCTTGTTTTAATAGTTCTGGATTGTCGTGAATGTTGCCGATGACTTTAAGTATTTTTGAATGTTTCAATATGTTAATAAGCAAATAATTCTCAAATTTAGGGAACTCATATCCTTCCTGTTTTGACCGATACTCATACTCATCCATTACTCCGAAACAAGATAGTTCTTCATTCCATCCAACCAAGAACTTACAGTTACTTGCATCTGCAAATTCTGAATAAACAATATCCCCTTCATAAATCTCCTTGCCGTTTTTATCTTTCATTCCTGTGAATTGTCCTACGGTGTCAACATCAATCGGGTACTTATCCATTCCCTCATGAATGTGAGGAATTGTACTTTGTAGATGAACCTCACCATACGTCCATTCTCCTTCGTTTTTAGGCTTTCCTGCCATAGCCAACTTTACTCTGAAATCTTTTGCTTTAATTTTAGCTCTGAATTTAATTTCTCTTTTCATATGATTTAGTCTTTTATATCAAACTTCCTTTTAATTATTCTTGCGACGCCATCCACCGGCAATGCTATGAGCAAAAAGGCTAGTACAATTGGCCAAAACAATGCACATGTACATATCATATCCGAATAGTATGATTTCTCTAACCAGTAATCAAATTTTAGATTTGAATCCTCTTTCTTGTACTCTTTTATAGCGCAGATGTAAATACCTGTGCATATGATTGCCGAACATAAGAAGTACAATGCTATTGATATTAAAATTATCCAAGGTTTATCCATAATCAACTATTTCTTTTTAAAAACTCTTCAATGCCTTTCTTTAAATTCTTCAATCTTAACTCGGGTGTTTCCTCTCCGAATACGAACTGACGCAACATCGGTTCTAGTTCGTAGTATTCCTTGCAAAGCGTTTCCCAATCGGTTACATAACGGCGAAGCCTTACTTCAAATCTATTCAGCATTTTTATACAAGAGACAAAATCATGCTTGAAGTCAAATCCGTAAGCTCCTGTCGCTTTGAGGTTGTCTTCCGCTTCATCCCACCATAGACAGATGACGGATAGCAACTGGTAAATACCTCCGAGATAGAATGCCGCATCGTTAAACTCCTTGCTGTTCATCAATTTATCCATCTGCTGTTGTGTCATTTCTTTGCATTTTTGATTATTATCTTTTTTAGAACACCACTACCATTGAAGGGAATGGTGCTGCGTTTTTACTTTGTCCGAACTTTAATCTTCCTTTCACAAACCTAATCTCTTTAGCTTTATGATAGATATAATCATGGAAATAAGCAGTGTCTGTACGGGCTGGGATAAGCATCACAACTGTTGTATTGCTTTTCTTGCTTTCCTCATAAGCCTTCTTGACCCATTTACCAATTTCCTTTCCGTATGGAGGGTTACAGAAGACTCTGTTACCCCCCCAATTTTGAGTTAAACCATTCATTTCCTTTGTGAAAAACATTTCACACTTCGCATTTTCTGGAGTAGCGCACGGATCTAATGTAAATTGAAACTCTTTGTCGAGTTCATCATAAAACGACTGTGGCGTTTCCCATAAGTCCGTTTTTGAAGAAAACATTATATCAGTATTCATAATGTATCTCAATATCTAAATTCTGTGAAATGAATTATTGCAAAAGGTTGACTATGGTCATAATTTTTAAACCAATCATGCCAATCAAGAAAAGGAAGTCCGTCGTATTCTGCAAGGAATCCTGATGACAATGCCGTGTTAAAACCATTACCCTCTCTGTCTAAAGCTGCAACTAACAGTTCTGGGTTTAACATATTAGGATTTATAAATACCTTTTGGATTCCTACGCCATTATCAGCTGTTAAACGACATATCTCTTCCTGTTTGGAAGCATAAGGTTTACCCGACCATTGTCTTATTGACAAACAGGCTTCGCCGTCCTGTACTTCCTTAATACGCTTTGCCCAAAGAGGATAATTTGCCCTTATTGTATGTTTTTTCACGCCTGTTTCAAATAAGGTACGAAAATTCGTAGGCTCTCCTGCACGTTTGTGTGTCTTAGGGAATGTCTTTGAGAGTGTTATCACATACGTTTTCATACTTAACAAATTTTCATCATGCTACTTTTTTAACTTCAATTATTTTCTTTATCAACGCTTCACACCATACTCGTGCAATGGTAACTTCTACAGCATTGCCGATATACTTCTTCTGCTCTGCCTGAGTTCCGACAAGAACATAATCTTCAGGAAAGCCCATTATCTTTTTAAGTTCAATAATCTTCAGCATTCTCATCTTTATGTCTATGATTCCATACATAGCCATAAACTCCTTTATCTTTGCCGTCATTGGACTATCTGTGGAATATACTTCAATAGCAGCTTCCCCATTTTCAGTAGCAATAAGATAAGGCGGCATTTTATCCATTCTTGCTATAAGAGTGAAGCAAGGTTTTTCAATTGAACCACCTTTAGACTTGTACTGAGGATTCATCAGATAATGTCGCTGAACAGTGACAAGATTGAATTTGGGTGTGGTAGTTACAGTATTGGCAGGTGATTCTATATCGCTTGGAGTCCCGTTGCCGTATTGCATATCCATAAAATATTCAGGTTGGATCAGCGAAAGACGGTCCTTTGTGGTCAATGTTGGAGAGGGATTGTCGCAAGAATAGTTATGACCATTGCCGTAATACGCAGATACGAACGCATGATGATCTATAGTTGTGATTGTTCCTGCAGGACCTTCTATGGAATGGTTCTTGCTATCTGGATGTCCTGAATACTGCTTTGACAGAAATGTCACTTTCGCCATTCCCAATCTGTTCTGTGTCGCCACAACAGGTGATGGTTCGTCAATGCTCGGTGCTTGGTACTTGCCATTCTTATTCATAGAATTCCATTTGACAAGAAATGCGTCCTTACCGCCTGCCACAAACTTTATCAGACCTGCATATATACGTTCCAATGTTGCTTCCACCAAAGGTTTCTTGCGTCCGAAGATTGATTCGCCCTCGTCTTCAAGATCCAGACATTCCTTTACAGGTTTCCATTTTTCCAAAGAACCGAAAATGGTGTCTGAACCAGTCTTGCAATGCGTAGCTTCCGGGAATACGATAGGAAGTCCGTGTTTGGCGAATATTCCAAAGAAACGAGTCCTCGATGTGTATGCGCCATAATTGGCAGCGTTGAGAATTCTCCAGTCAAAATCATAACCATAACTCTTTACATTGTTGACCCATCGCATATAGCAACGTCCTTTATCCTTAGATATAGGTTTGCCTTTTTCGTCAATATCTCCCCACGACATAAATTCCTCTACATTTTCAATTTGAATATAGTGTGGATTTATAGCTTCAATATATCTGAACAGATGTTCGGCAAGAGTCCTGCTGTCAGCATCACGAGGTTGTCCGCCTTTCGCCTTGCTGAAATTGGTACATTCCAACGAAGCCCACAGCACTATGACAGCATTCGGATTCTCTTCCTTGCATTTCTCGACGTGTGCAACCAACGGAGACAGTTCCAATGTGCGTATGTCTTCTGTAAAGTGCAGCGCATCGGGATGATTGGCAGCATGAGATGCAATGGCGTTTTTGTCATGGTTCACACAAGCAATAACCTTTGCGCATTGCTCACCGTTGAATCTCGCTGAGTTGACACCTGTAGAAGTACCGCCAGCACCGCAGAATAAATCTATGTATAGTAAATTCATGTTCTTTTTAATTAATTTTTAGAGGAAATTTTCCGATTATTTCCGCTGATTTCTCTTAAAATGGGAAAGCGTCTTCAATTCTAAGATCACAAGGGTTTGCCTCTTTTATCTTGATACAGTCGTACTCAAATGACGTTACCGTTGCCAAGAGATATGTTTTCTTTTTGTGGGTTTCAGCCAATCTTCTTGCTTCCTTAATTGCACTTTCTTTTTCTGCATGTTTGTATGCCGGTGTGTTGCCACCTTCCATGAACACCATGTAAAATCCTTTTTCTGTTTCCATTTTCTTTTCCTTTCTTAATTATTGTTGGTTAGTGTTTTTAGATATGCTTTTTTGTCTTTTCGACTTTTTACAAAGTTCTTTGACTTCTTTAAGTGTCATGTTTTTCTTTACACATTCAATGATTTTATCCCTGCCTAATTTCTTATAGTATGGTATCCATTCTTCAAGGACGAGGTCGGCAGGTTCTCCTGGTTCTATGGCTGTTTTGACACCATCGCCGACATAGTAAGGACTATCGGGGTCGCTTAACTCGAATATCGTCGCACCTTGCTTATTGACAATCTTGTAGCTTTTACCACCGATTGTGAGACCTCCATAATAACGGGCTACTGAAAATTGAGAGTTTGCCCAATACTCTTCTGTCATTATTACTGCGTTCATGTTACATCTCCTTTGTTGTTTTTACATAATTTTTACATTGTTTTGATTCTTTTATGTATTTCGGTTCTACCCACAATAACACCATATCAGGTGGGTTAGGAAGGTATCTTTTGCAACTCTGGCGTATCTCACATGTCACGCCACTGCAATAGCTGTAATCTCTGTTCATATCAAAATAATCCTGGTTGTTTTGGGTTAAAATATTCTTCTATCATATCATCTACTCGTTTTTCCAAAGCCTTGCTTTTTCTTAAAGAGTCATGACTTCTCGTGCGGAAATATTCTTTCTGTGCTTCTCGCATAAGTTTCACGGCTGTGACAATTTGCCTTTCCTCCATTCTTACCTCCTATAACTTCCGTCGTTAAACACTATCTTTTCAATCATCTCTCTAAATCTGTCAGTTATTCTCTCGCCATACTTGTCTTTGAATTCATCGGGTGTGAGATTTGTTGTAATGAATGTCGTTAGCTGTTTGTCATACCGATATTCTATAAGGTCAATAACCGGATTACATACATTGCCGTAATCAAGCACTTCTTTAGGCTCTTTGCCCATGTCGTCTATTCCGAGATATGGTGTTTTTTTGTACACCTCCATCATCTGATAATCCTTACATTTTGCAATGATTTCCTTTACGTCAACAATATTGATTCTCACCTTATACTCTTCTATTTCCTCTCGGTTAAAAGAGCCAATTGTGTTGTTGAATTTTTTTACAATAATTTTCTTGTTGAAGAAGCCTTTATCGGACAATACATTGGTTGCCCTCTTGATAGCGTTCATAAGCGTAGTCTTGCCATTGCCACAAGTACCAGCCAGCATAAGTCCAAATTTTTGAGGATTTACGAGATGTTTGGCAACTTTAGATATATTTTTACGGGTATTGACATCATCAATAAACTGCATACATCTGGCTTCAACCTCTTTTTTATACGCAATTAGAAGTATATCTTCTGCCTGTTGCTGTGTCAATGGCCATTTAAAATACTCCTTCGAAGTCTTTTGATGAAGTAGCTGTAACTTCACTGCCTCTACGTTTATCTTTATATCCCTGTCTATCATTGTTTCCCCTTTCTTTATAAAATCTCAACCATGAATTAAAATGTGATTTTGCGTCTTTAATATTGGCGTGTCCCATTTCCTTGCCATCTGCAATACATTGTGATTTGAACTCCTTGCCAAGCAGCAGCTTTAATTTTCCTTTATCCATATCGTGAAGTACCTGTAGCTGATCAAGCCAATATTCCTCATTCATAAGCTGACTGATTTCTTCGTCAAGGGTTACAGGCTGCACTGACAATATGGGATTCTCTTCATGGAATGGCTGTTGCATAGCAGTTTCTCTTGGTGCCGATGCATTGTCATCTGTATCTACTAAAAGATAATCTTGGGGAATAGCAAAACCTTTACGTCTTGACTTGGAACACATCTCCATGTAGCGAAGCTGTATTGATGACGAGGTTATAACTCCTTTTTCAAGCAACGCTTTGTTGAACAAACCGATATCACCGCAGTGTTCAATGATATTCGCGACAATCTTTTCATCAATGTCGAAGTATTCAGCCACGTCAAAGAGGATGTTAGTATCGAATTCCAGATAACTTCCCTTGTCACGATACACCTCGCACAGAAGGTAATCATATACGGCAATACCGTTGCAACCGAATGCCTTTTTCAATCGCTTGATTTTCCTATCCTGATACCTATCTGTATCAACAGAGTAGAAAGAGAATCCTGTTTTTGTGTAAGCTGCCATATCCATTAGTTATTGATCGTTCAAATATTCCGTTATCACTTTTATAAATTCGTCAAGCGACCTGCATACAACGTATTTGTATTCGCCTTTTGCGGTAACTATCTTTTCCCATTGTTTCTGAACCGGTCGCTGATATTTGCCTGGAGCCTTCATTTCGATGAGCAACGCTCCGTAACGTTTGTTCTTTACAAGCAGGATAAGGTCCGAGACACCAGCTACCACGCCTTCATCTTTCATGTCGCTGGCCGTCTTGGGATTTCTGAATCCTCCGTTCGGCACAGCGAACAGTCTTCCTTTCAGTTCGGGATAGTGGTCTGAGAACCACTGCACACATTCACATTGTATGCAGTGTTCCTCATTGCCTTGTGGTTTCTTGACATCTTTGGCATGCAGTGCCCTGTATTCGTCAATCGTCAGCATTGCCATTGTTCATTCTGTTTTTGAGTTCCGGGCTTAAAATCAACTTGACGGAGCGTCTTGCAGGAATGGTGACAGTATATCCGCCTTTGATGTTCTGCCCTTTCTTTTCCTTTTTGACTACCTGCTTGAAGGTTGCGAATCCTCTGAGGTAGATGCTCTCGCCTTTGACAATAGATTCTTCAAAAACCGCAATTACAGCTTCAACTGCCTGTGTCGCTTCTCTGCTTGTGAGTTCTGTTTTTCTGACCACTTGGTCGATGATGTCTTGTCTTTTCATAGCTTAAATATTTAATGGGTTGAAATAATAGTCAGCATATACATCAATGAACTGCTGGCCTGCATATTCAGCAAGCTCATTATTTTTGAAGGCGAGCCGAGAACCGCTGTACGCGTACGCGTACGAAGAAGCGAAGCTCGCGCTCGCATAAACGAGACCGTAATACGCAACCGCATTGCTACCGCCACGACCAACGACCCGGCTGGGAGAATCATAGGTGTTATTATCAAACTCTTCTTTTGTACATAATCTGAAATACGGATACCAACGTCTCTCGTTCTGAGTAAATTCAGGTCGCCAGCCTTCATTAAGTGCTTCTGCGATAATACGGAGTTTGCAATATGCTAACAAATCGCAACTAACAGTATTATGGTTATTATACTCATATTCATCAACCAACATTTTTGCATGGTTATCTCCATTATCTATTCTTTCATGCAATTCAACCAAAGCATCATCAAATGTTTTTATTCGATTTCGTATGTCTAATTGCTTGAACATATCACTGCCAAACATATGTTCAAGCAATTCTTTTTGTTCTCTATTGGCACTTTTATATGCACTAAAAACTGTTTCTTTTTTAATTTCTATGTTATTCATGATTTTAAAAATTAATTGGTTTAAGTAATATGTGATGTGATTCTACAAACTGATCTATAAGCTCTTCAAAATACATCTCATCTGTAGGGATGTCGTCATCCGAGTTCATTATCTCGTTGGCTATGGACTTCTTCTTATGTATGAGGCTGTATATGGTTCTGTCTATTGTGTCGTTTCCGAGCAGGTAATAGCAAGTAACGTTGTCTTTCTGTCCTATGCGGTGCGCTCTGTCTTCGCACTGACAGCAATCTGCGTATGTCCATGGAAGCTCCAGGAAAGCCACCGATGAAGATGATGTAAGGGTCAGTCCGACACCGGCGGCCTTGATGGAACAGATGATTAACATACATTCAGGATTGTTTTGAAACGCATCGACTGAATTTTGCTTGCTTATGGTGGTGTCACGCCCTGTTACCGTCACCGCTTTAGGGAATGCCTTCTGCAACATGTCAACCACTTCGTGCAAGGCGCAGAAAACAATAAGTTTCTTTCCGTTAGCCAAATGGTTTTTAATAAAATCTATCGCCTGCCTTACCTTGCCTTTCGTCGCCAACGAACGCAAGGTCATAAACTTTACAAGAGCTTCCATTCTCATCTTGCGTCTTATGTCCCTGTCGGTGCATTCTGTATATTGGCGAAGATATTCCGCAAGGTCGTTGACGGCAAGGCTGTATTCCTCTTCATTGGAAATCTCGACATACAGGTCTATTCTCGTCTTGTCGGGAAGCTGTGGCAAAACCTTGGACTTCTCACGTCTGATCATGCAGTTGTCATAAAGTCTTTTTGACAATTCAGACAACGGCACGGCTGGCTGAGCGTTCTTGTCTTTAGGGTCCGTACAGAAGTCAGCGACGAACTGGCTGTATCCTCCGAAGTCTTTAAGCCTGTTCATGATGGAAAGCTGAGCGACCAGATCGTCAGGACGATTCACCACAGGAGTACCCGACAGCATTATCACATACTCTTTTCCGACAGAAAGTCCCTTCGTGAAAATGGTCTGCTGTGCGCCTGCATCTTTAACTCTGTGGCTTTCGTCAATGATGATAGACTTGAATACTCTGATGAAGTCTGAGAAAACGACATCTTTCAATCTGAATGTCTTGCCTTGGCTCTTGATGTCCCATACAAAATACTTTTTCAAGCTCTCGTAATTGACTATCGCTACATGATGAACGCCCATCTTCATAAGGTATCCGAATGTCGCCTTGGTATTGTTGTTTAACACCAAAGCGGACTTATCCGTAAACTTCTCGAACTCCCTCTGCCAGTTAATCTTCAACGAAGAAGGACATATCACAAGGCATGGATAAGCATTCGCAGTATCTACAATTCCGATAGACTGCAATGTCTTGCCAAGTCCCGGTTCGTCGCCTATGATGAGACGCTTCTTGTCAAGACCGTACAAGATGCCTTCCTGCTGATACTGATATGGCTCTACTTTAAGATTATGTTTAAGAGTGCTGCTCATTTTAATTGTTTTTAGGAGTTAAAAGCCACCATCTGAATGCGAGTTCCTCATACTTCTCACGACCTCTGCTGTAGTTCTCGTCACCTCGATTAAAGAACTTCTTAAATATTTTGAAATTCTTCTTCGATATCGCATAGATGAAATCCTTGTCGCTTCCAGCTATATCCATATACCATGCACGAGAACGGTCCCAATCGAAGAAGTCTATTGCATTTTCAAACTCTTCCACTGTAGTGGCGAATGTGGTCTTGAGGTCACCGCCGAATCCGAAGGACGGCATCCACCAGTCCCATTTGCAGCGTGTATCCAATGTGAACTCAAAGTCACAATATGAGAACCGCTGAGCATGGTTTATCATTATCTTCTGCGTGTCTGATGTCTCCAGCACCTTGGCAAGGAAAGGATCCTTCTTCGCTTCCATGCGCAAAGCCCTGTTCATTTCCTTACCCCAAGCGAATTCCTCATCGGTGTACTGCACGTCATCAACCTTATAGAGACAATAATCCACACGTTCAGGTTCTGTCACGATGGCATCAACCAAGCTGCCGAGACGGAACGCCTTCTCCTTGTCGCCGAACTGCATACGAGGATAAAGCATGTTCTTGAGTTCGGTGAGGTCAGAGTTGCTGACCTCACTTCTCTCGTAGTAATTCGTAGGATTATTTATGGCATTCATGGGTTACTTGGCTTTTACATCGTCAACGTATATTATATTCTTGTCTTCAATGAAGACATCTTCTTTGGCGAGTTTCTCACAGAATGTGATCTGCTTCTTGAATATCTTGCACAGCTCTTCCAGTTCAAGATTCACACCTTCTCTTGTGAACCACATATTGATGATAGGCACTATGCCGTTGGCATTGACAATATTAATCTTCTTTGAAACCTTGACAGATGTCTTCGCTACAGGCTGAGCGGCTTCCGCCATGGCGAACAGACTGTTCATCTCGTTCATCTGCTGAGCGGCTTCCGCCTTCTGCTGTTGTTCAAGTTCTCTCGCCTTGCGTTCATCTTCCATTTTAGCGGCTTCTTTGACATTGTTGGTCTCCATTGCTTCCTTTATAAGAGCTGCTTCCTCTGGACTATACTTCGCTATCTTTTCAAGATTCATCTTCTTGGATGGAAGACGCTCCTGAACATATACTTTTGTAGATTCAATCTCATAGAGATACTGTTCACTGAATTCCTTATAAAGCTCTTTCTTGACGTCGATTTCAATCTGTTTTAACTCGTCAATGTTAATTGGTATATTAGTTGGATTTTTTATAGTGTGTTTTAGATTCTTGTACCATTCCAATGGAAGTTCTGTCTGGAAGTCGTCAATGAAATCATAAGTTCTCTGATAGTTTTCAAGAGTCACATTTTTGTCTAATTCCATCAAGGTCTTACAGCTGTTGTTAATAGCTTCGCTGACCAATCGTCTGTAATCATCTTTGACGGATTGGATATAATTGTTCTTGACGGCTATTATTCGCTGACGTTCCTCCTCTTCCTTTCTTAGGCGTTCAGCTGCTTCAAACTTCTGTTTTGCGTATGCGTTGCGCAATGCCTGAAGACGGAAAGGCAGAGTACCTGTCTTGGTCTTGTCTATGTCGTTTTCAAGTGCTGTAAAAACCTTCTTGATGTCGTCAAACAATCTGGTTACAGGAGTTCTCGTATCGTTGATTTTTTTAAGAGTAGTTCCGACACGAACGAGATAATCAGCCACCTGTGCGTCGAGTTCGTCGTTCAATCCGCCGTTCTCTTCTATTTTCTTCAAGAGTGCGTTGCCGAATTCGAGACATTTGTCGTGGGAGATCTTTCCTGTCTCGTATGCCTTAGGCGCAGATTGAACTATCGCCTGTATGTTTTCCTGCTTTACTAATGCTGTTGATTCTTGTGTTGCCATGACTTTTACTTTTTAAGTG